AGAAACTTTCTTGATATAAATCTCTCTGTATATTTGTCGGCAAATGCCTTAATCTGTGCCACCATTTTATCCTCCTAAATGTTGACATGAGCGAAACCGTCTTTACGCTCGATGTTTATTTGCATATCTACGCAGTCCTTAAGACCGTCTAGATGTGAAATAAGTAGGACAGTTTTAAAATAACCCTTGATCATATCAAGTATTCTCACAAAACCTTCCATATTTTCTTCATCTAGGGCCGTTCCGGGCTCGTCTAATATAAATAGATCCGACTTTGGTAAACTAGACACTGTCAAAAATGCCAAGCGGATTGCCATTGATGCAATTGTCTTTTCTGCTCCGGATCCCATCTCCAGCGGACGCGGTTCGTGCTTTGCATGTTTGATAAAGATATCTAACTTATCTTCATTGTTAGTAATGAAAACTTCAAAGTCTACAATATTTGTGAGGATCTTTGCAATCTCTTGGTTGATAAATGGTAGTCTTCTTTTTATAATTTCATAGGATACACCATTTGGATGGCAACAGGTCATCAGCAAGTGATAGGCTGCAAAGTCATCCTTTAACTTCTCATATTCATCTTTCTGTTCCTCAACATGAGCTAGCTTCTGTTCCAGGGATCCTTGCTTTTTGTGGAGGTTCAAGATCTTGTTTTCACATGCTTCCAGCTTCTTTTCTACATTCTCGTTCTCAAGAATGATTTCATCCTTGTTAGACAACAGCTCCTTAAGATTTTCTATTGCATCCCTGTTCTGTTCGTACTCACTGCTCTTACTTTGAAGATGCTCTAACTCAACCTGTTCTTTGAACAGTAAACTATCCGCCTTCTCTATTGCAAGCTTGTTTGTTGCAATGGAGGTTGCCAAAGTGTTTCTCTTGTCTACCAACAAGTTATACTTTTCGATATGTTCTGCAACTTTCTCAGGTTCAAAAGATCTTATCTCTTCTCCAATCTTATTGGCACCAAAAGCATGCGCAGCTATTTTCTTTTCTGCAATCTGTATCAAGGGGCCTGCGTCATGTGCATCTCTAATGAACCTACACGATGGATACTCTGACCCACAGGGAACTTCCGACAACAGTGTCTGCTTCTTTATATGATTGTCTTTCTCTGTTGTGATAGACTGAACTGAAGACAGTAGGTTGCTAAGTTCTTTCTTTTTGTTTTCAATTGCTTCTTTCTTTTTCTGGTATGATGATATGTCAAACTGTGATAGAAAAGCTGCTATGTTCTCAAACTTTTCCTCACTGACTTCAAGTTGCTTAATGGCCTCGGTTTTCCTCGAAGTCTCCCTTAAGATTGTCTCTTTTTTCTGCGATATCTTCCTAGAAGTAATTACTGGATCTATAATCTCTGCTGGTACAGATTCAATCTTTGCTGTAACTTCTTTAAGCTTTTTGTTGTTTTCCGCAATTTCATCTTTTAAAGATGAGCAGCTAGCCTTGTTTGATTCTATTCCTAATTCACTATTCGCTATATCTCTCTTAAGAGAAACTATCTCAGTCTCGAAATCAATACCCTCTAATCTTCTAAGGGCTGCTTTGGTGAGTGCTGATTCCTCCTTGGCCAGTTTAAACTTTTTATCAAATATCTCTAAGTCTAAGAACTTCGCTAAGAACTCTTTTCTCTTAGTTGATCCTTCGTTGACAAATGATAGCGAATCTAGTTGACTTGCCATCGATGTGGTTAAAAAGTCCTGGATCGTACCAAAGTACTTTCTTACGTTCTTGTCTGTGTCTTGTCTAGAAGTACCGTTCAGGCCTTCTGTATTGCCTGCCATGTCTTTTTTATAAAACTCTAGGTCTGTACTTGCTTCTTTGGTTTCAACGCCCTTAAGGCGCTTTGTGTACTTCTCAGACGTCCGCTCTACCACATACTCCGTGTCGTCGATCTTTATAGTTGCAGTTGCAGAACAGCCTGGTTTATTTTGATTAATGATGTTTAGATTTTTTCTAATAGATTTCGAGGTTGAATTATACATAGAATATAATAAAGTATCAACGATTGATGACTTCCCTGAATAATTCTTTCCAAAGATGCCGACAATTCCTTCCAACTTATTGAAATCTATACTGTTTCCTTCTCCGTAATTAAATAAGTTATCCCACTCCAAAGACTGAAGTGACCAATGCACGTTACGCATTACGTCCTCTTCTTCCTCTACTCTGACATTGTATTTTCTGTTTAGATCGTAGACCTTTTTCATGACAGCATCTGTGACTTCAAATTCTTTAAGATACTCATCTATTAGAGATTCTTGAGTTTTTATATCTCTTAAGTCCTCCTGCTTCATCCCATCAGGAGCCTTGACTGTGATCTGTTTTCCTGCAGCTCTATTCAAGTATGTAACTGATTCAGGGTTGTACCTATACTTGACTATATCAACCGCTTTTCTTACTTTGTCCAGCGTAACGTTTTCATCTGATACTATTCTTAGTCTTGCTCCTTCGGGTGGTTTCTTTCTTGGAAGGTTTCCAGCCTTTGTGAGTTCCAACGTAATAAAAGGCTTTGGATTAGTAAAAGTAATAAGCCTGTTGGTAAACTCATCTCTATTCTCTATATCCCAAAGCAAGTATCCCTTGTCTAAAGATTCACCAAAATTCTGCTGCACTGTGGATCCCGCATACCATATGCGACCTTCTTTGTCCAGTTTTTGTGTTTTGTGTATATCACCTAGAAACGCGAAATCGAAATCGTCGAATATCTCTATGCTGTGATCACCACCGAGCGTCCAATTGCTATCTGTCTTTGATTTGTCGATGGCGCCATGATAAAGGGCAATGTTGACAGCATCAGGGTTGGTTGGCTTCACCCAATTGTCTTCGTCAAAGACGGATAAGACATTTAGGCTGAAATCTTCGTTGAGTTGTACCTCTCCTGCATTCTTAATCAAGATTAATCTTGGCGAATTAATCGCTTTAACGATCGGAGAAAGAGCGTCTTGTCTACTGCCGTTGCGTAAGTTGCCATCATGATTTCCCAATATAATATAGGTTGGCGCGATGGCAGATAACTCTTCAAAAAATTCTCTACATAGGTCCACAAACTCTGGTGAAATTTGTGTCTTTGTATGTGCAATGTCTCCGCAATGAACAATATAGTCGACATTTTCTTCTTTTAGTGATTTGTATAATTGTTTGAACACTTCTCTGTATTCAAAGTGGTATTTTAGATTTCGGATGTGGGTATCCGCAATATGAGCAAATCTCAATGTGGTCTCCATTAGTTATTGTTATGGGATAAGTTTATCAGGTTTGGACAGGGTTGTCAAGAATTATTATTGAATAGGTACAAAAGCTAACTTTTCATTTTGATTTATTGGCTTGACGGACTTGCCAAGAGCCTTTTCGGCTGCAGCCTTGAGTTGACTTAACTGCTTGCGCCCGGCGAGTGATGACTGACTTCGGACTATTTCTGCATGGTCTACTTCTGTCTTGTAGACACCGCTTTCTACTTTTCCGGGGGCTTGACGGGGCTGCTGTTTCTGCTCTGGACTATGGCCATGATCTTTGGCGACCTCCATCGCAAGGTCGGCAAGTGACTTCGGCGACGGATTGAGGCTGTTCATTATCATTTTTTTGTAAAAACCTTTAATCGCGCCGGGTTTCTTATGGAGGCCCGGGTGCTTTTTGTTTAGGTAATTAGCTAACTTTTTTTGCATGGCCTGATTTAGAGGGTTTCTGGCCATAGCATCCTTGACCCCTTGTTCTGCTCCAGATTCGCCGGGCAATTTACTATCCTGCTCTGAAATGATATTTGATATCTCTTCTTTTATAATCTGTACAAGTTCTGATCTTTTCATTTTCAGATCCTCTGCAGGCCCAAGTCCTTAAGTTGTTCGGGGGAAAGCTTCTCAAGAATAATCTCGAAGGCCAACTTCTCTGATTCTGTTAGAGAGTTGATATCACCTGTTGTTGCGAGGTGATCCATTTCTTCTTTGATTATTTCTTTTAATCTTCTTTTTGTGATTTGCATGGTTGAACTCCGTTAAAAGTCAAGTTTATAATGTAAATAGTCTAAATCTGTTATAAAGTCAGCATTTTGTTTCCTCTGCAGAAACTCGTCCCGTGGCATTTCGGCCGCGTCTTCATATGGGGAAATCTCAATTGATCTTGTGGCAATGCCATATTCTTTAAATCTTTTTGAAATAATTAGTTCTTTATCTTTTGCATCAGTATCAAGTGCAAGATAAACCTCTTTCTTATTCTGACACACTTTTTGAAACAAACTATGCGTCTCTCTCAGTGTTGAGCCCAAGAGCGGAATTGTGTTTTTGTGCTTTATTGCATCAAAGGCGCCTTCGACGATTACTATATCATCATCCCAATCTATATTTAAATCATTAAACACTACGTCTTTGCTAACTCGTGGATTCTTATATTTCATGAAGTCATCTGTGTATGACCTAGCTATAAAATAATTTAATTGCCCTTTTGTACTAAAGGAGGGAACTATAACGCGGCCTGCATATTCACCGAAATCACAGAAACCAATCTTCCACTTCAGTATGTCGAGGTCTGTAATATCGCGAGAATAAAGATACTTTAAAGCTTTTAGTTTGTCACCGGTCTTTCTACCAGTCAGAGTTTTAAACTCTTCAGGGAACTTGATAACCTGCGGTGGCTCTTCATGGTCTTCCCTAAATATAAATTCATACTGAGATAGGTCTATCTCTTCTGCTATTGAAGACCATTCAGTGTAATGTTCTGGTGCATACCTTTTGATTAGATAGGAGATCTTGTTTCCAGAGAAGCCGCAGACCCAACATTTAAATGCATTCTTCTCTACATTTACTGACATTTTTAGTTTTTCGTGATTACATTTAGGGCACTGAAAAAGTAACTCGTCGTTTGTCACCCAGTGCCGGCCAAAGGCTTTCTTAAGTATCTGTGCCTTGTCGGACAATGTTCTCCCCCGCTAATGCTATAATTATACTGTCGCACATATCGTGCATCCCAGGCTTGGGATTTCCATGCTTTGTATATAATATCTCAATATCGGGGTATTTGTCAATAACAAATTCAAGAACTTTTTCTTTTGCATTATCTCCTCTCTTGATACCTACTCCTGCTTTCTTACGTGCTGAAGTTGCAGCAACCATCTCGGGATGAAGATTGAAACTTTCGTAGCAGAGCCATGATACAATACCGTTGAAGCGCGATAAGGTAGATAATGTTTGAGCTGATGAGAAGCCTGATCGAAACGAATGCAGAGATTGCTCTATGAATATGTTAGTTATATCATAATCTTTTTTAAATGTCAATAGGTTTTTTCTTAATAAGTCTGCCTTATGGTAGAGTGTTGGAAATTTGTTTTTGTTTCTAGTGTCCCAATATTCACTCTTTATTATTTTACCGTCTTCTACAAGTGTGGCGCCTGTAATTGAAGTCGAAATATCAAGGCCCAATGTTATGTTTCTTTTTGAGGTGTTCAACGTACTTTTCCATTAATTCAAATCTTTGGTCGCCATTGCCGTGATACCAAGACCAAATAATAGACCCTTTAATTTCATCTATTTCACCTTCCAACTTTTGGTTGGTTTCTTTCATTAGGTCTATCTGGTCTTGAGTTGGCTCTGGCGGCTCTATTCCCAATTCTTCTGCTACCTCAACTATACCATAATAATCGTTGTTTTCTAAAGATATTCTGGCTTTTTCAAACAAGGCTCCCTTGTATTCTCGTTCAAACTCAGGTTTGCTAGCCAACTTGTCAGGGTGAATTAATCTTGCTATCTTCTTGAACACTTGCTTAAGGTTTGAGTCTTTTTCTTCTTTTTTTACTTCTACTCTTTCACCATCGGTTTCACCGTTGTGATACTCTCCGGGTGGGGATGTTTTCTGATCTTGTGGCTTTTCTTCTTGTTCTTCTTGTTTTACTTTGTTTGCGCCAGTGAACTCTCTTAATTCTTCTGTGAATAATTTATATGCTTCTTCAAATATCTCGTTTGTTATTTGGAGTGATTCTTTTAGAAACTTAGTTCGAACAACTAGAAGCCTATATTTGCCTTTTACTTCCATTTTAGAAGTCTAAGCGCATTTTAATCATATAGTCTCTATCTGGTGTCTTCTTTATCGGATTAGCTAGTGTGGCCACAGCTATGAGATTTTTATCCTCATCGTATATCCCAACCTTTGAAATGTAGGTGGTATCCTTGTACGGTGCATCAAAGTTAACATAAGTAGAGTGAACAATGTTCTTGATCTTAACTTCCGGCTCGACAAAAGCTTTCTTGTTTGCTGAAGGTATTTGGGTACTTTGTGTTAGATAGCTTGGATTTGTAGAAAAATTATGCATACCTTTCTCTGCGAATGCAAACATCGTTAATGTTGGTATCTTGTTTGTGCCCTTAAAGTTTATCTCATATGATGAATCCGTAACACTACCGCTGGCAAGTGTCGTACCAACAAGTGGCAGGCCTGTGCCGAATGATAGCCAAGAAGATTCTCTATTCGCGGCTTCAAAGAAATGGTCCTGGTACGGGGAAGCTAAGTCCCATGAACCTGTCAACACCACTAAGCCCTGCTCGTAAATAACACATCCAGCAATTGAGCCAAGATTTGATCCACTAGTTTGTATCAGAACACCATCTTTGTTGGTATCTTTTAGTTGACCTTTAATCGTACCCTCAACATAATAGTTCAACTCTATTGAACCCGGGTCTATACGGGAACCGTAAAAGATACCGGGGATACATATCATATTCACTTCTTTGGTGCCCATATCAGAGTATGTAAAGTTTTGCCCTAGCTGGTTTCTGCTGTTTATGACGTTTTTAAGGGCTCTTATATATTTCTTATTAGGGGCAGCATAAACCTCTTCTTCACGTGGAACAGTTGGAACAAGAGAATTTACTTCTGGTCCTGCAGGGATATAAATACGATTAATGCTAGCAGATGCTGGATACGGAATGTTTATCTGATCACCATGGGCGAAGATAGTATCGTCCGCAAAATCGGTTTGAGATACTGTCCTATGTGCATACCTTGTTGTATCTTTATAAGCGAACGAAGAAACCAAGGCATCTGATGGCCTATTAACGTTTATTTCGTACAAGCTGACCTCGCCATTTAGAACATGGTTCACTTTGTTAGAAAAATCACCGTCGGGTAAGATTTCGTCGTTCTTGTACGTCGTTGCGTTCTGGATTATGAATTTATATTCGGGCTTGGCGACTAAGGTACTATAGATTAAGTCCTGCCCTCCAAACCTCTTTAAAGTCATTTTAGTAGTCCAGTCTGACCCTCAAGGTCAACTCATTGGTTGGATCCTTACGAAGTGGTTCTGAAAGCTTCGCGACTGCCAACAATTCGTTGTCAGCGGAATACAGACCCACTGTTGTAACATAGGATCTAGGTGGTGTCTTGTTATCATCTGCCTTGACTATAACCTTACTTCCAGATAGGTAAGTAGGGTTAGAGCTGTAGTTGAACTCATTATGGTTTGCTCTACAGAAATAGATTGTAGAGTTCAGCTCAGTAGTATTGTTGAACTGCATGGTTTGAATTCTGTGAGTGAATGCTGTACCCATCTGCTGAATAGTAGAGGACGTGATTACTTGGTTGTGTGTACCTGTTGGTCCATCTCCACCTTCTGCAAAAATAGTTGCATCACCAGCTCCGAGAACAGATGCAGTCAATACTGCAATACCTGCCTGATAATAAATAAGACCAACATTGACACCTGTTGCTGTCTGCGTCAAAATACCATATTCACCAGCTGGTGAGTTTGTGTGATAGTTTGTCAAAGAACCTGTGTCTGTGATTGTATCTATTATCTCAGATCCAGCCATTGAGCCAAAAGGCGTAGCATACGTAGATGCAGTACCCAGTGAAAGTGTAAAGCTGCCCTTCTTGATCTCATCCTTAACCAAGAGGCGCGAGAAATTCATAAAGAAAACTTCATCGTGCTTAGTTCCGGCCGTTAGATCTCCGTCTGCATCAAACCTACGAACACTACCTGATGGATCAAACCCGACGAGGATCTGCGCCATCTGATTGTACATATTGAGCTTCTTAGCTGTATAACTGCTTGTTGCTATGTTCCATCCAGAATTAGAAGAAAATCCGTATGAAACATCAAATATATGATTAGCTGAAGAACTCAAGTATGGGTAATCATACACTGAGTTAAACATTGCATGTGAGAATGTCTTTATGTTTTCGTTTGCTACGTAAGTTCCCGATACGAGACTGCCCGTAATCGGAATTGCCTCGTGAAGAAGTGTTCTTGAGGTTGTTCTATCTTTTTCGGCAAAACTCTTAAAAAATGTATTGGCCATTATTATCTCCTAACTATCATATAATTTTTACTATTCTCACGGGAATATCTATTGAATAACCTGTTGTGACACCGACAACATTAATCGTTGTGTCAATGTATTTATAAGAAGGTATGGTTGTACCTGTCTTAACAGTAATTGTCTTTGTGCCATCGACCGATGAACCCAACTCATCAAATAATGCTGTTGACTGCCTGATGTGGTTTGACGTTCTTGGGTATATTCTCAATATAGAACCAAGAGGCCCAGGAAAAGCTTCGTTTACTTCAGCCTGCGTCAATGCGTTGGTATCTGTTAAGATCGTGTTTCTCTGTCTAGAATCCTTTATAACTGTCCCAGTTCCTGGGCGGCCTTCAACAAAATTTGTACCGTCACCAGCTGCGACATAATATGAAGCTACGCCGTCATCATCTACAAACTGATTTGCATGAGATAGCGTACTTGCTGGACCGCCTTTGTCTTGCGTCACTTGATGCAAGCGAAGCAGTCTGTGGTCCATCTTGATGAGGTAAGCTGTTTCTTCAAGATCCTGCGAGATCTCAGACTGAAATGAAATTCCACTGTCAGTTGTGTCAATACCCTGATCAATTGCGATGTGGCTAGTTCCGTCAGAGTAAATGTTGCTATCCTCACCTCTTAGTATACCAGCGTTAAGGTTACTAATTCTCTTACCTGATCCGCTTTGCTCAGTGTTGGTGTCCGCTAACAACAAGTAACCTCCTGCAAAAGTAGATGCGTCGGTGGCTGTGTTATTTTCTGAGTTGTCATTCAACTTGAAGATCGGCATGTACAGTATATTATTTCTGTTGATTGTAACTAACTTGCTCTTCATCAAGGACGTATTGTTTGTGAATGCTTCTAAGATTGGGGTCTGCATGATGTCTAGGTCATAGAAAGCAGAACCGCTGGCGTGTGAAGCGTTAAATGTGGTGTAGTTTATCTCTTCATCACCAAAAGCAAACTTTGTAATCTTGAAATTTCCTCTTGCCATTCTTTGGCGGCCGGCATCGGTCAATACTGCGTCCAGTATGATATCGCCGGAATTATCTAAAAAAGCCATTAATAAACTCCCTTTTAATATTAAAAATCACTAATAAATAGTATTTTACTTTAAATAATCCTTTTATATTTCACTTTCACTCTTCAATGGTGTGGCTCGATTTCTTTTTCTTAAATACCACATTTACATCAAATTTTTTACTACTAGTTTTCGATTTGAAACGAATTTTAAAATTCTTATCCCAAACCGAATCTTCTTCGGGCATCTTTCCTATGTCAACCTTGTCGTTAGTAGGGCTAGAAAGTTGGAACTTTTTCGTATCTATAATACTCTTAAGACCCAGTTCCCTTCTTAGATTCCTCAATGAAGATGCACTTGGATCCCCTTCTGCTTCTTCAGCCTCTTGTATCGCTCTCTCAAAGTTCATCATCCTTTGGTCCATGCTCGGAGAGATCTTAATCATACGGTCGAAAGCCAGTTCAAACTTCTTGGGCTTCTTATACATTTCGTACGGGTCTAGTTCCATGAAGATACCATTCTGATAACTTACCATGCGAACGCGGAAAACTCTCGTTGGGTTTGACATGCCTGCTGCGTCGTACACCCTGAAAGTGTAATAGTAGTATTTGTTCGGTTCGATATCAACTTTACAAAAGGCTGTCTTACCTATAGCTGGTTTCCTAACTCTTAAGGCACTAGGGTGTGAGAAGTCTGCATATTCCTCTGGTTCAAAATCAATTCTGATTAACTCAAACTCTGTTGGCAGACTATCTGATTTGTACAGTATCTTCTCTCCTTGTCTTATACCCTGTGTTCTGTAAGTATTCCTTATGGTTATTTCATCTTCCGGAAATATAGCCACTGGAGTTTGTAGTATCTCTCCATAGTTTGCCTGCAATAACATAGCGTGCATATTGTCTATGCCCTGGTATGGTAGAAAACTAACTTGCGGTGATATAGGGGGCTTATCTAAAACCGAGACGGACTTTTCAAAATAAGGAGCATATACCAAGGATAATTTTCTTTGTGAGAATACAGCCAGCTGAAACGCGCTGCTGCCGGCTCTAGGCACTTCGTAATCTCTTTCTGCGGCGCCTTGCGGTATAGACCAATAAAATTTAGAATTCGTCCGGTCGTAATGGTACTCAGTACCTACAACCAGATTTATAGTTTGTATCTTATAGTTGTATCTTCGCCCGGGGATTACCTGATTGTCGAGAAAATTTATTTCATTACTATCGTTATACATAAAGAAGAACTCTTGGATCTTTGTTTCCTTTGAAGTAAACTCATCCACTAAAAACTTTTCAACTCTATATCCTATAACCTCCGAGTATGCTTTATGGCCATGCATTATGTCTGCCAAGGTTCTATCAAACCCTTCTTTATCGATTATTGTATTTAGTAGCTCCAAACAAAGTAAGCTGTTAGGTACCTCGTCCCGGACTGCATTCTGGATGTTTTCCGCTTCCGGGAACACTAAAGGGAATTCTGAGAAAGGCCTAGGCCACAACAGGGCGTGTAAATCGGGCTCGAGTGGCATTTTCAGAAGTGTCTTTACGTTTGTGAGCATCTTCTCTTTTACATTTCTAACGACCTTGTCGTTTACTGTCTGTTCTACGATCTCTCCTTCGTCTGGTGCAATGAATTGATCATCTAGCACTTTCGCGAACTTCTTGCTAGTAAACTTCATTCCTTGTGGCCAATGAGGGGTCTCGCGTAGGGCTTCAAATGGGGCAAATGGGCTTAACGCTTGCATCATTATAATATCGGCTGACTGTTTGTATATAGCTTTTGCTAGTTCTCCGGGCTTATTGCCGGCGATGCTTATCTCTACATAATTTGTTAATCCGGGTTGCATCACCTCGTTCACTTCAGATAACAGGTCTTCGCATACGCTGTGTGGAAATTTATAAACAGGACTAGAAGTGAACCCTTCCCAACTTGTGTCAGATTCATAGTCTGCTACAACATTTAGTCCATATTCATAATATTCTGCAATCTCAGGCTTGGGATCCTCACCAGGATCTAATTGGCCCACGCCGTACTCATTCTTTGAGAGATAGTAATGATATACGCTCGGGATTTTCAACTCATCATCGATATGCGGCCTGAAGCCTACATCATTTGCAGTAACCTCAACATTCGCTGTGCAAGTTGGGCTGATTGTTATATTGTCTATCTCGTTTTGAAAAAAGGCAGCTGGTGCGTCAAACACATAATCATCAAATACCTCTCCGAATATTAGATTTGGGCCCTGGTAGGTGTGACGAACATCTGGATTGTCATTCCACCAATCGCGGGATCGTTCTGAGATCTCGTCTGTCCAAACTGCAGATCCCGCCCCTCGCATGAATATATCATACAAATGAGTTGGGGCAGTCATTATGTTAAAATGCTCAGAAATAACTTCTCGGTCGAGGGGCCCATTTTTGAAAAATTCAAAAGGAAGCATTTCAAAGGCTCTTACGGAAAGATCTCGATTATCTCGAGCGATACCTTGAAGGATATCCTCATTTGTTGTAATCCAATAGTTATTAGGGTTTGCCCCGGGGCCTGCATTATCAGGATGAATGCCTCCGAGAAATTTTACAGGTATTAACATACTAGGCGGTGGCAACACTGGCGAAACTAGTGATGGCGTGTTATCCCCGGGAAAACCCGGCATCGTCGCTGGCGCTGAGCGTGCACCGCGAAAGTCAGGGCTTCTTGGGTCTGAAATTGGGCTAAATAGAAGCTTTTCAGATTGTCCGTCAAAATACCAAAAATTCATAAGAGCTAAGCGAAAAGGATCTACGGCGCTGATAATTCTGTCCTCTCCTGCTTCGTTTTGGTATATTTTTTGCCCTATCCAAGCTGCTTGGGTATTTACCCTTCTGGGAATAATTGTAGCTAGAGTCTCCGTGTTTGGTTCAAAATAAGTGTCTTCATCAATAGTTGTTAGATCTCTTGTGGCACTTTGGTACTCTATGGCCGCGACACTTACCACAGGGCGGTCTTCGTTTGCTGCAGATCTATTTGGGCTGAAAATGTCTTCCGGATAAAGCCTTGCGGGAGCCGGAGGTTGAAGGTTTTCGAGATCGATATCTGGTGCCGGCATAAAGTTAGGGACACACATACCAAAGGCACCGCGAAAGAACCCCGGGGGACAGTCCGGGAGTGGTGCTGGTCTGGCTTCCTCTCTTTCTTCACATGGATTTTCTATTCTATCAGTCATAAGTGTTACCTTGAAGTTTTATTAATTAGTTGCCTTATTAATAACCTCCGCTGCCGCCTCCTGTAGTTGAGCTGATTGTTTGACTAGTTGTAGTCGTAGAAGTTGTTCCTCCACCCCTAACACTTGATGCTCTTTGTGATGTGACATTTCGTGAAGAAGTCTGTTTAGTGATTAGTTTAACATTATTCACCGGGATGGCGCCATCAAGAGAATTGCCAATCTTCTTATATATAACAATGCCGAGATCTCCCCCATTTGTAGTTGGGATAAGCCCCTCTTCTTTGCTTATAGTGTGAGGGCTGTAGTTTGCTTTCTTGAGGCTTGTTGTTAAATCTTTAGCCTCATCTTTTCTTTTTTGCTTTTCTTGTTTGACGTTTTTACCATCCTTGACCTTGTCTTTATAGGAAAGTTTTTTCTTCTTATTTTTCATCATTTTGTGGGCTGCCATAGTTGACTTCACAACATCATAAGTTTCTGCGAGCGCTTCCTTCTTAAAATACAAGTCTTTATATTCTTTTTCGACTTCGTCTACAAAACGAGAAGCTTTATCTGTCGTTATAATGGATTCCAATATAGAAGATTGGATATTTTTAGATATAAACTTTTCTTTTTCTTTTTCTTTGTTGTCGATCTGTGAAGTGTTAGTAAAGCTGGCCTTCGTGACAAGTCCCTCGAAAGAGGAGTTCCCATACTGACTTAAAATATTATTTAGTTCTGTAAGCTCGTCTCCTATTGTTCTTTCTTTTTCTCCAACTATTGGGCCCGTTTTAGCTTTTTCTATTGCTGCTTCAACTTTTGAAGATGCCCTAGCAAGATCTTTGTCTCCTCTTGAGCCGTCGACGCCAACTACTAGTTGCTTCTCAAAGTTCTTTCGAAGTAATTGAGATGGATCTAAGCTAGTATTGTCTTGTGCTGAAGCTGGTTTTGAGGTCAGTGCGAAAAACGAAGCTGCTCGAACAGGCTTCAAATCTAGTGTCCTTGTCTTAGAGGCTCCGGAGCGCGCCAGGGCCATCATATCTGACCGTGCGGTACCGGCGAGTTCAACAAAAAGAGAATTCTTGTGTACAGCCTTTATTATTATATTTGCTGATCCTCTTAGTTTTATCATATTATTAGGTAGCTTGTATTCTCCGGATACTCGACGTTTGTTACTCCCAAGATTCATAGTATCTCTCACTCCTACAGCGGAGAAACTAATCAACGCCTGAGCCCTATTTTCAAGCTCTAAACACAAATCTAAAAATCTTCCTAAAATTTCCAGACTAGTGCTGGTTGCCAAGAGTGCATTTTTCATTTCTAATTTTCGAGATTCTGTAAATTGGCTCCGACCTGTCAAGATATAGTACATATCGATGTATGCATCCACAATGTCGTCTGTTCTCTTGCGAAGACTTAAAGATCTTCTTACGAACTTTTCGGTAAATGTATTATTGACATAATCATAGTTACCCACATGACCCATTGCTAATCTTTCCTTTTGGTCAGCCTCTGTGTCTGCAAACTGGTTCTTGTTGTAGTAGTTTGATTGTTCTGGTGATAAGTATGGCTGTTCCGCTTCACGTACATACTCCGAAAATGATCTTATGGCTTTTGATAGTTGTTCTGTCTTTTCTTTCAAAAAGGCGTAGATCCCATCCTCCATAAGCAACTCTATCACATATTCATAATTACCAGTGTCATGCCTTTCAAAAAGATCATAATCTTTTATAATAATAGTCTTCTGTAATGATCCGTGATCCGGATTGTGTTCAAACATCTCTGCCATAGAGTTTCTTGATCTTGCTATTATTGCATCAGTGGCTGTGTCAACATCTGATTGTGATTTAATTACAAATTCCTCTACCTCATCCTTGTCATAAACCTCATACACCGCGGTGGATACTGAATTGTTTCCAACTGGAAAGTTTGTCACTCTTCTGCGAAACACCTCCAAGCTACCAATCTTAGAGTTAGATGACATTGCTCTTACGGCTTCTTTACTTTCTGGGTTTTGAGATGCAAGATTTACGTGCATATCTAAAAGATAACCAAACCTAGAGTTGCCTGATAGTATATCTCCTAATTTTAACATTAGCATGCTGGCATGTGCACCAGTGGATCCTTCGGTCTCTATCCAAGAAAGGTCTGTTGGGTCGACATTAGTGTTTGTTATGTTCAGTTTTCCTCTTTTCAAAGAGGTTGTCACCAGTTGCTTAAGTTTGTTTTGCTTCTCTCTTTTTCTTTCTGCAGCGGTGAGCGCTGTCGAAATACCATGACCAGTTTGCGAATTCAAAACCTGGACTATAGAATCACCAAATAGAGCAAAACCTGGATCGGACTTCTCAAGTTCTGGTGTGTTTACTGCACTTGCGCCGGCGCCTTGTTCTGTCAAGGACATACCTGTTGGGTTTAGTGCTCTCTCCATGTAAACATTTGATGTAACCTTGTCGTTAGGTATAGCCCGGGGTGTTAGCCTTGGTCGATCTGCCATATCTCCACCAGGAGCACCGGCCATCCAGCCTACATAACCATCAGGGCCCGGGTTGAGTGAACTGTGATAATGTGTTTTTCCAGAATATATTGTACCGTCTTCTCGGAAAAAAGCTCTTTTGTTTTGAGGTGGTATAAAATCCCCTGTCACACCATCGGTTGCTGGTTTGCGTTCTAGACACTTCTCATACAACAAAGGGCCTCCAATGTTTTCTATGCCAGAAAAACTTTTCAATTTAAAGTCTTCTTTCATTTTCCTCAAATCTAGTTGTGAAAATGCCATCACAACTAAATCCCCAAGTTCATTGCTTAGTGCGCCATTAACGAGTTGAATTGTTGTTCTAAACGGAATGTCTCGAGGGGAAGTGTTTGACTTTTTTTCAAGATTTGACTTGTCCATTGGATTCTGATCAAACTCAATTCCCTGCAAAACGTCTGCTATCGACAGCTTAGTATAGCCCTTAAAGTTATATGGGTTAAGTTCTGAATTTTCTTTTTCTTTGTTTGGTCCCAGAACCATTTCCCACGATGCGATATCTATATTCGACTTCAAATTCGCCGATGCAATTATGTTTTTAATCCTATTGTCTGGATAATAAAAACTAGAAAGGGCCCCGGTATTCACCTTTGGGCCTGCAACAAAATAGAAACTCACATATTGAGAGTATTTTGACCCCTTTGCCAAGTCTGTATAGGTTGCTCCGGGTGGGATACGCAAAACACAAGAGATATCTATTGCCGCTTCAGTTACAGCTAGTTTTGTTATAAAAAATTCAGGTATTATGCTTGTATTTTTTCGAGTGTATTCTGACATTTGTTTTAGTTTCCGTCTCTCCTAAATCTATCATCGCGAACATCTGAGGGTGATTGTTGCTCCACTTCTTCATCTACCTTTATTTCGAAATACTTCTTAACCTCTTCTTCGTTTTCTAATCGAATTAGGTCTCCCTTCTCATCAACCTCGTAAATCTCTATCTCAAAATTCTCTCGGAATGCGTCGACGTTAAACTCTTCAATATCAATTATGATGTTCTCTTCTTTTATCTCTAGAGAAGACTTATCTAAGAACTCTACTTTGTTCGACAACAGATCCATGTAACTTTGGAACTCCAGTACATCGTCCGGAACGTCGATGGTCTTTGTCCTATCTTCGACTAGTTCATAAGAAGAAGTAATAGTCAACTGAGGTATTTTATAACTTATACCTTTCACTTCTACATTGTTCTCTGTGTTTGATAAGACAGCGTCCATAACATTGATACTAAACAGTGGCGTCTTTTGATTGTTCACTTGACTGTTGCCGAGAGGGTACTTTAAGATCTTGTCGGCTAGCATTGGGTCTTGCCTTCTTTTAATCTCCATTAGACGGTCCATATCGCCTTCAGAGATCAAGTTTTCATTAAAGTCATACCTAGCCTCTACTCCGGTGACCAAATGCTGTGTACGAGGTCGTTGTGCTTCTTCTATTCTTTCTTCTATCCTCTTCTGTTTCTCGTCTAGTTCTCCGGATTCTGAATTATACATTATGCCGTCATCGAAAAACATATAGAAAACTGGCTTAAAGTGGCCTCTTGCTAGTAGGTTTTTGCCAAATTGCGTTAATTTGATATCGATTACATCTTGTTTCTTGTTGAAAAAAGTCATTATACTAGCCCCGATTACTCATCTTTGGTGTAATTATAGCTATCAATCTTAGCCTCTAATTTAATTAGCTCGACAAATGAAAAGTAATCGTATGGCCAATTGAATTGTAGACCTCTTGTGCCATCATCTAACAAGCCTGGGGTTCCAGCTGGAATGGTTTCCTTATTCATAGATGGTTTCGCAGCTTTCAAATATTCAAACTTCTCTATATTTTCAATTCGTGGATCCACTGATGCTTTTCTCACTTCTTCTAAACTTGACATACCTCTCTGCTTAACCTTGAATATGAGCCACCTTGTCTTGTTGTTCTTGTCTTCTGGAGAAAACAAGGATCTTGGATTAGACACTGGGCTCAGCGACTTACCTGTCAAATCAACAGTCTCTAGATAGTGACTAACATAAGACATATCATCGTGGGTTCTAAGTCTGCCCAATATATCCTCATTTGTGTAAGAATATCTAGGATTTGCTGTCGAAGCACTAGATGAAGGATACAAGTTTTGCCAAATATTTGCAAGATCTTCTCTGTTAAAAGACGCGTGGAACTGAAAGAAGTACATCATAAATGGCTTTAATTCCTTTTGTGACTGAAATTCTCTCGTTGTTCTTCTAAAATCTAACTGTGGAGGCAAAATATAATCATCCATCATGAACAATTGGTACTCAATTGCATTGACAGGCGAATCACTCTTAACTGTTCTTGTGTTTATATCAGTAGTCTTCAAGAATTCTCTATATTGCTCGATCGTTCTTATTTCGTCGCTTAGTGGCTTGTTGGCTATCTCTTCTTTTATAGCTGTTACATTTGCAAGAGCTTCTTCGTAATACTTGTCATCAAACCTGACAAACTCTACAAGATTGTCAGTATCTTCTCTTACTACATAAGGTATTGCAACAATAGCTTCTTTGACAAGCTTCTTGTTCTCGATGGCTCCAACACGTGACCTATAACTCTTAGCCCTCTTGAGTGAGGCCGCGTTATCTTCGTTCTCAATGTTAAAGCCAAGCTTGCCGGCCAAACCAGGGGCGCCAGCGGAACCAGTTATATCTTCGATCTGTAAGAAATAACCCTTTGAAGAGGCGTTAGTGAGGGTTGTACCTCTTTGGTGCCACATGCCCGTAGAAGCTGTCAAGAAATCACCTATGGTTGCATTAGCTGTGCCGCGGCCTCTTTCATAGTAAGAGTTCCAGTACTTCTCTTTCCATGGAGATCCAGTTGTGGCAGTTACAGTGCCACTTGTTAGATCTAGTGCTGATGCTGTTACAAAGGTAAAGTCTAGGACTGGGGTTTCCCACTTTGTCTGTATTGCCCACCTTGAGAGTTTTTCATTCTGATCTACACTAAACTTGCTCTTACTCTTGCCCTTTCCGGTACCTTCCGCTATTGTCTCGACGTTATCTGTTCTAAGGCTTACACAAAGACCTAGATTAAGTGATGCTGACAAAGACATGGCATTTATATAGTTTGTGTTTGTTGCCGCGTTTGACGGTATCTTATTAAAATTATAATACTCAAAACTACTGCTTTCTATAATCTCCTGGGCTCCATAAGCCCTCTCCTCTGTTGGAGTAAATGTTACCTCAACGTAAGGATCAGCGCCTGGGTCCAGAAATGGCGGAACATAAGGCATAAAACCATGCTCATATACTGACGTAACAGAGGATGTAGTCCAAATTGATGCAGCTGGTGCAACGCCGCCGATGTGGGCTCCGAAATCACGTACGTGCTGAGCGAGACCAACAGTTCCCGTAATCTCAAACGATGCTGTACCATGACTAGAATCGCCATACGTGTGACTTGAGGTTAGACTAGCAACGGTATGCGGGCCAAGATAATCTGATGTTATAGTTACGATATCAGTAGTTGGATCGCCTGCTGCAGTCCAAGCTGCAGGAAAAGAGGAGCTTGGGTTTAAAGCTGAACCTGAATAATTATATACATTATTAATTGCTAGTATAAAGTCTGAGCCGATTTGAGCTGCAGTTCTACCGTTAACGTTTATATAAGCATTTGTTGTTGTCTGAGAATTATGGTCCACATGAAGAAATGACGAGTCAGTTGATGCAGTTATATGGTCCCACCCAACTGTAGGCTGGAATGTGGATGCTGTATCATAAAAGAATATTCTTGCTGCTTTTCCATCTTCATCTATTGCAGTAATTCTAGGTAAATCGTTCACCACCGTTTGTGTACTTAGGTCGTAATTTCCTGCATAATCTACAAATTTTACCTGCGCTGCTGCAGCGGAGCCAGTGCCTGCTGAAGCATACTGTATAAGCTCCACTCCTCCGTCACCATCGTCAACTGGTGGCCCGAATGCAGAGTGGCGGTCATACATAGTTGTATCTACGTTTGTTAGCCTTATCCTCATTTTGTATGAGGTTCCATTTGCAAACTTCTCTTTGATCGGCTTTGACATAACAGTGGTTAAGTGACCATCTTCTACAAAAAAGTTTACGGTTTCTGCTGCAAAGTTTTGCATCGCTAATGTATAAGGCGCAAGCTGATTTGCTAAAGCTTCTTTCGTATTCGAGAACTTTACTCCCAATCTTTGCTCAGCGTCTGCGGTATTAAAATTACCAAATCGGGCTGGTCTCTCGACAACACGATGCCAATGATCAGACCCGTATATTAAACTCGCGCTTGGGTGTGGTTCGTTATCATATATGTTCACATTAAAAAGATTAACAGGAGACATGATATCTTCAAACTGTATTCTTCTCTCAACTGAAGAACCTGAAATTCTAGGAATACCCAACTCACCATCATCTGTAGAGTTGATTGCCGAACCAGTGAACAGTGCGGTTGCCGGCATGGCTAAGCCTGAATAATTAGTAACAACGCTGCTGGTTGTCATATTCGTGTAAACACTATCAAAACTACCAGAAAAGATTGGATAATCTACTGCTATGCCTGCTTTTATCGAATTATACAAGACGCCAGGACCAAAAAGGGGCTTAGAGCATTGATACCTAGAGGCATTTGCTCTAAGGTCTGCATAAGTTCGGATATCTGACTCTGATATGCCTGCCGGTGTTGAAGCTAAAATTGCAGCGCCGACTACAGAAGAACTAAGATAGTGCCTGTTAAAAAGCCTTGTTAGCTCCACAGAGCGCTCAGCAGGATAAAATCCCCTATATGGCAAGAACTTCATTGCTGCTTTACACTTAAAGTTAATTCTAGCGTGCTGAAGATTGTTTGTAGGCTCCTTCTTGTCTCCCACTATCTCTTCGTCATACAGTTGAAAATACTTTAAGAAGTCACTGTTAGAATATGTTTTATAGAAAGTGCCAGCAATGCTTACATCTTCGTTTGAGTTCTGGTATATAGCTCCTGTAAGGCTCAAAAAGTCATTTCCAACGTCTGGATATGACCTTTCTCCTGTTAAGACTTTTTCTACAAATTCACTCATGCGGAATTCCGGCACAATAGAGTGATCTTGGCCTACAAGTCTAAGCTCTTCAGAGTACTTATCATACGAATTATAGAAGGGCCCAAGAGTGTCATCTGCCGCTTGCCACTTTGCTTCGCCGGCGAGGTAAACACCGGAGGATGCTGATTGTGGTATTCTTCTGCTATATACTGTTGAAAAAGGTGGAGTTCCATATAAGCCATTGTAACCTAAAGGAAAAGTACTGAAATCATTTTGTAATATTCCTTCTCCCAAAGTACCTTGCGTCACTATACTACTTGTTATGTTTGTATTAAATAAGTGCGTTGTCCCAAGATTAAAATAAGAGTTGTGGATATTCACAGGAACTGCAGTAAAGTCTGCCCTACTATCTAGAGGCCAAGATGATGCGCTAAAATGCTTGCTTTCATTCGCATCCACCTGAATACTGGACGATGCGATGATGGCTGCATCCAATATATCGTACACCCCGTAGAAGCTTTCCTTATGGTCAGCGATATCCAAGGTATCACTAGAAGGAAAAGCCGTTGCAATTGGAGTACTCAAAACCGGAGAAGTATAAGAAATGTTTCCGGAAAGCACCCTGTTGCGATTTGCTCTTGTTGAATTCCACGGGAAATATTCAAAATTTTCTCTTTTTCTTGCACTGTTTGTGAAAGTGTTCTCTTCTCGAGGGTAGATCTTTTCAATATAGTTCAGTTCCAACAGCTTGTTGCCGGCGTCTTCATTCTCCTGAAGGACTGAATCCACAAGGCCCAAGTAGGTGTGAGTGTCTTTTTCACTATATTTGGTGTCTTCTACAATTTGCATATTTGCAAAACTAGTCAAGTCGTTCTGGAATGTTTCTGAGAACAATACTGACTTTTCAACTGGTAATCCTAATTTATCGTAGTACTCTCTATTGAAGAACCAGTTTGATTCTCTGACTTGTTGATCTAACGATCCTGTCTTCTCGTGTGCTTTAAAGTTCTTTGGAAGCCTTATATCTATATTGCCTTCTGCGTCTGCTACTTGTGCAGGGTTTGCAGCCTGTTCTCCTGTGTGGAAAACTATTCTAGCTGCAGAGTGTCTATCCGTTGCCGGCACTTCCTTGTAGTTCTTAACTATCCTAGAGTATGAGTACTGTGTCGCGCCTCTCTCGTCTAAAGCTTTTGCTCTGTCGTATGCATTCAATATACCCCGCTCTTGGATATCGGCACCAATGTTCATTGATGGTGTTTCTTCTGATTTTATAATCGAGCTTATTCCAATTGTTGGCTTACCTAAGAACACTCGAGAGAAAGTATTTGACTTTTTGTGGGCTCTTATAACTGGGTGGCTTCCTCCTCTGATCTGTTTCCAAGATGGCCAGCCGTAGGGGCCCTGGCGATTTAAGATGATAGAGTTCAGCGCTATATTCACACCCATAAATTGTATTGGATGGTCATGAATATCAGTGCCGTCTGCTTCAGCGCGCTCGCCTTGGTTGCCAAAGGTCTCACTATTACTATCGCGTTCGGCCAGATTGCCGAATAGTGCACCGTCGACATAAAACTGATTTATATAATTTAGGTTACCTACATTATAGTCATTCGATACTTCAATCGAGCCGGTCCTGAGTGTCCAAGCCAAAGCGCTATGACCTAGTGTGTTTGTGTCCTCGTTTACTGGTTCGTAAATGTTGGTATTTAAATTGGCAAAATCGACAGCATTGAAATCCCACATATCTGAAGCAGCACTGTGGAGGTTTGTTTCTCTTGCATTCTGATCTATGTATGCTCCCAAATTACCCCACATTCGACCTTCCCAGAGCGAACTGTCTCCTCGGACTGCCCCAACCATGATAAATTCATAACTGCCCAAAGGACTCACGTCGAGAAATTGAATAGCTTTTGCACTAGCAGTGTTAAACAGGTGCTGGTGTCCGAAGCCGTCATTGTTTCTCATAAAATCAAAAACTGTGTTTGTCGCACTGGCCGTGATCCAAGAATAGCTAAAATCATGCCGAGGTATCGGATGCTGGACATAATAGTTATCCGATGATGATGCTTGTGTCCACGAAGCAGTAGAATACATAAAGTTTCTATTTGTCTTGTGTATCGAGCCTTGTGTTGTCGTTCCTGACCTATATCCAAACTGTTCTGACCTTTCTGTGCTTAGTATATCCAGCGGTTGTCGTACACTAAGATTACGATAGTTCATCGTGTTGTATAGCGAGAATTCACCGGAATCACGGTCGCGACCATAAACACCTTGTGTTTCAGGCCCGCCAGGAGAACTAAATTGATTAGTTATGACATGCTCTGACCTTCCTCTTACCGGGGCAGCGTAGTCTATAGTTCCTGCGACAAAACCCACGGCCGGAGTTACCAGTATACTTCCACTTTCTGTCAGATACCTGTTGTTTGAGCTTCTGCCGGCCGTAAGAACGACTTGGTAGTCTTTATCGTAGTTACCAACAAAGTACGGCCCAGTGGTCGTATTCGTCTTTATATTAGAGAAACTATAAGGTGTCTGTAAACCCATCCCTCTCGCAACGTGAGATTTAGACCCTGTGAACTCCCCTACTGTTAAAGTTGTAGCAGTTGCTGTGATCGTGTAAGCTTCTGGTCTTTCTTGTGAATCTGTGCCAAATCTAACTCTTCTGTGTGGCATGCCACCAGCATTCTCATAGGTAAACGGGCCCTGAAGTGTTCCGTAATAATCATGATGATTGTTAGTTACTCTCATTTGCGGTTTGAATACAGAGAAGTCTGTACCCGTTGAAGAGCTTATCAATGTAAATGGGAGAACAAAGTGAGCGTGACCGTCAGTATAGTTTGTTGCACCGAATGAATCGAAGCGTGCGGTGTATGGCCTATCTTCATTATCTGCCGGAGTGGCCACGTCATTGCACACCTGTTCCCGGTTGATTTCGCTTGCAGCCAACTCAAAACGAAAACCGGCATTGACGATTGTCGACAGCGATCCAGGCTCATTATTTGTTCGGCCATTTCCACCAAGAGTTAATGTGTTTGAGATTTCAGCTGAAATATTATAAGGTCTTGTAAAATTCCTTTCTGCGTCAGTGTTTCCGTCTCTCTCTGAGTTGGCAATTATTCTCAACACTTCTCTTTCCGCTGTGATGGCACTCGGAAGAAGCAAGGCTTCGGCTGTGCTTTCTGCGCGGGATGACCACCACAAGCAATTATCTTCTTGCGAATCAGAAATTGGATGGTGGCCGCGGGCCCAAGAGTACCCTCTTTCCGGTCGGGCTATAACTCGTGCTTCTAAATTCTTAGGATCCTTGTAGTTAAGTTGTGGAGCATGGTGCTTGTACTTGTTTCTTTCTAGTGCATGACTTTCTACAACATCCTGCATGCCCAAGTTCATAGCCGAGGTAGCCGGCTGTAGCTGTTGAAGCATCTTACCTAGCGAAGAATCTATCCACTTATAATACTCTATAAATCTTTCTAAGTCGATTTCATTTTCGACACGCGCAAAGAAGCGTTCCCTGAGCTTTTCTAGAGATTTATACTCTTGCCTATACTTGTAGACGGGTTCACCAATAATAGTATTAAAAGCTGCTGCGCCTGCTAGGAAGTTCATCATTTCCTTAGAGATCGCCTGGTACATGCTCTTTTCAAAAGAATGCATATAGGTCACAGGTCTGCTGTCTAACTGGAAGGTGTCTACTTCTCTGTCTTTGATTTCTATCTTTGATCTTGAGTATAGATTATCTATTGGTATATACTTTACATTCCCTAGGAATTCTTGATGTACATGGTCTACTTGGTCTTGTATACCGTGCGTAGTTGCTGGATACTTATAACCAACTGCTGGACCGTAGTGTGCAACATGTTGTGCAGACCCAGAAGAAAGATCAAGTATTGAACTCTTGCCGCCGGCGATATCATCTGAGACGTTATCAAACTGCCAACTTAGTGCCAAAGAATCTCCCGCAAGGTTTGAGTCGCCTTGGTTATCTTTCTTGTTAAACAAGGGGCGTGCACGACCAATATTCTCTAGGCTTTTAGCATGTTCAACAATCTCTTCATCTTCAAGGAAATCATCCCAAACGTTTAGGTATAAGAATTTAGCATCAGTTATATTAACCAAAGAGCCGACGATGTCTGTCCTGTTGGCGCCGAGAAACACACTCTTGTTACCGGATAGGAACTTTCCATAATCAGCTCTTGCGATTGAGCCACTTACTTGGAACTTTGCAATCTGAACATCCAAATCATATTGGTGGCCTATAAAATCAACCTTATAATTTTTTGCCCCATCTGCTCTATCGTCAGTAGTGAACAATGGTGATCCAGTCTCCTCAGAGAATCTAACTGCTATATGCCATGGCGTGTTTGCATAAACTTCTGAGAAATAACTTGACGTTAGTGTTGTGAAAATAGATTTGTCACTAGACAAGGTAAATTTTGCAGATGATTGTCCTAATGCTGACTTTTCTGCCTTAACCTTGATCCCCGCCCAGTTATCCGCCGGGACGGTCAAATTGGCATCAGATACTTGGTTCATGCCGAATATAGAGGTCGTAACTGCAGAATCTGTTGGATCTAAAACGTGCGGAAATAAGACCTTTGCCTCTATTGTAAAACCTGCAGGGTAAGAGGTCCAAGTTCCGGCATCGACGCCTTCGATATAGTTTCTTTCTTCTGATGTGTCTCTTGCTTGGTGTAAGACGGTCGAGTTATTTGACCCCGTCAAGCATAAGGATTTTATCTCTGTTACAGTTGTTACTGGTTCATTCTTTATTTCTTTCTCTATATTCTGGGCATATACATTTGGAGCTACAAGATTTTCATCCACGCCGAAACATCTTATAAGGTTCCTAAAGGAATGCATTGTACCCTTTGTCTTGTAGATGTTGGATAGATTTGCATATACAGAGTTTAAAATCTTGGCCTTAACAGATTCAGCCTTAGAGTGTATTAGTGGTTGCGATAATGCAGACTTAGGATCAACATGGTCAAATTTCAGATTATAAAAATATTCATTCAGTACTGCCTTATCAGTTATCGGACTATCTTCTACTGTGAAGCCGCGGCCTAAGAGATTTTGAACTGCAAAATTCTCTTCTCCGTGTATCGAATTAAATGTAAAGCTAAAGTCTTTTTGGCATCCAAGTATGTTGTAAAAATTATCTGAATAGTCTACTGAGCCTTGGGCATATATAAAGTCTTTGTATTGTGCAAATCCAATCTTTGGTATACCATCTATAAGCATCCGAATAGAATCAAACCTTTCAGCAATTGTCTGAAGGAGTATGGCAAAACTGCTGTTAAGATTTCCGGCGCCCTCCTCTCCATCATAGGCCCACTGTGGAACAGTCTTGAACAATGATCTGTGGTTGTTACTATCGTATATTCTACCAAGCGTTATAAGATCATTAGATGCTGTTTTAACTCTCGAATTTGAAGGATTGATTATTGGGTCACCTATTTCTGTCTGTGCTGAAACGGTTGACAAGGTGACAGCAGAGCCAGTAAAACGAGTTGTTGAGTTGTATCCTATGAATTCACCGTTGTTTAGTCGACCGGAGTAATCAAGAATAACTTTATCTTTTGTAGAATCGTCTAATGTCCCTTCGTTGAACTTGTAGTACACCCCTAGAACACTATTGATCTCTTCTGTATCTGTCGCTCCGTTAACGGGAAAATCAAAGTAATTGCCTATCTCTTCGGATGTTCTTCTTTCTTTCCAAAACCTGAATTCATCAATCGAACCACTTAGGTTGCCATAACCTAAACCGCCTATTCCGTCTTTCTTTGACCGGAGAGAACCAATTGAGGCATTAAAATACCCAGTGACTGCGCCGAATGCGCCTGCAGCGATATCAACAGTTGAGTTATGGGCGCCATCGATGTACAGTTCCACTGCTAATTTAGACCCTGTATGGTGTGCTGCTATGGCATAATGATGCCACTCCCCATCTGCTACAGAGGCGGCTGTAACACCATCCCCTATTTGTTGACGGTCGGCGCCAACAGTGCCTGACATGTAAGTTACAAAGAATGGTGAGCCGCTAGCATCATCTAGCTCTATTAGGAACCTGCCGTAACTTGCATTTCCTTCATCGAAATCGGCAGTATGTGAATCAAATATAACTTCTGTAGTTGTTAGGGCATCATTAACAAATGCATCTTTTTTAAGCCAAAACTCAACTGTGTTGCCTGGATTTCCGTTGACCTTAAGACTACTTTCCCTGCTTGTTGTCGGACTAAAGACAGACCCGACATATGGGCCACCAGAAAACTTAATATATTCAGGTGTATTAGATAAGCCATAACGGCCGTCTGCAGCATCTTGTGTGCCCCATCCTGCTGATGAAACACCCACAAAACCTGTAGCTAGTGGGTAGATATGCTGCATCACTGCTAAATCGATTGCTGATGCGCTTAAAGACCATCTAATTTTCTCTAGGGCTGATCCGTCATATGGATAAGAGCTATACACGTAGGAGAATGCATTTTCATAGTACTTTTCTGCGCTGCCGTATACTGCCCATGTTGATGGGTCTCTTAGGTCAATGGCCGGCATTACCCTTTCAGCCATTTGACGATAGGCTTCTACATACTCTTCAGATTCTATCACGTCATTACGGCGGCGGTTGTCCGCAGAGGAAGCCTTTACATTCAAGTCGCCAATAAAGACTTGGCTTTTATTTTCTTCCGCCATTGGGGTCAAAAAATTGTTTTTCTTTTTCATGGATCAACTCTAAATCTAAATTTTTCTTGCTGCTCTACATAATTAGAAGCTTCTTTAGAAACAAAGGATATTTCGTATGCGTTGTTTGGCTCTAAAAGTTCCATATCCAAATTAAAGAATGAACCTTGACTATCATAAGAGACTGATGAATAGCTAGGCGTACTTCCCGTAGAGTATGATATTACCTCATAATTGTCTGAAACTTTAGTTATTTTGTAAAAAAGTTTCTTTATATTGTTAACCGGGGCAGTCTGTGTCGCCTTTGTATAGATATTTGGCTGCCAATTCTTGTTTCTTGTGTAAACTCTAAAGGTTGCTTTTTCTTTTTTATGATATGTATCCTTCAAGTTTGTGATAGAAAGAGTATAATCCGCAATGTCTCTATAAGAATTTGATGAGGCAGCATATACAGTAAAGCCCGAACCTGTGGCAAAAGTAGAATCTAATTTGTTCAAAGTCAGGGCCCAAACATCATTGAGGAATGTACCTGCTGGCACCTTTTCTGCTAACACAGAAAATGGAGCCTCGTAGATCCCTGTTGAAACCTTACTAGCCGTAACAAACATTGCCGCAGTTGCGCTTACGCCTCCTACCCCAGTTTGAAGTTCCTTTGCGCTAGAATATTCACTTCCCAAGTCTGCTGTTGCATAAAAACTAGTAACGATCTCGTGTGAACCAGTAGGGATATCTACCAACTCTCCACCGATATAGTTATAATAATATAGTCTGTTTAAATTCTGCTCTGCATGAGCAACACTACTTGAAATCATGATATGATTTCTGTCGTCTTTTATCACTCTATCGTATTGAGCTTCAATCTGTGGTTTCAAAAAGAATTCGTGAGAGCTTCGAGAATAGAACTTTTTAGTATAGTATGATGCACTACGAGAGCCATCTTCGTAGGAATTATCCAACTTCAAGACTACTCCATAATTAGGCATGCCGGCGCCGTTTATAAAACTGTTGACTGCTAGACGACTATCCGGACCAGAAAAAGTAATTATTGTGTTTCCATGTAGACCCGCTATTGACTGTTTAAGTGTCAAAGTTTCTGTGGCTGCATCGCGTGTAACAATTATAGCATTATTAAAATTGGTTTCTATTGCTGCCTTGAGAGCAAGACTGGTGTTTGCTTTCGTATCTTCGATTTTAACATTGACTGCTTGGCCAACAACTGAAGAATCTCCTGCTACAAAAGTAAAGGTGACTGTCTCTCCTTCGTGTGACGATATGGTAAGCACGTCATCGGCGTTAGGCTGAGCAACAAATCTTACATCACCCTGTGCTTGGACGCCGGCGTCTGCCTGATATTTTATCCATTCTTCTGCTAAACCAGTTATATCAATTTCTATGTTTTCAGTACCTTCTACCAAAAACTGGTTATACTCTAGCGGTATAATACTCGATGTTATTAAAGCAGATGACGCGTAATCGCAACCTTCAGTATGCCATAATGTGTTGGCACTTGAAGATAACCAGTTGCTACCCTCTAAATCTAGATAACTTTCCATGTCAAGGCCATCGCCTTCATCCCATGGGCGCAGGACTGGGTGAACAGATACTTGGAAGTTCTCTGGTGTTGTTTGTCCATGTGGACAGTTTGAAAGTTTAATCTTGAAATTAACTGATCCAGATTGTGGAATAACATCTGTGCTTCTATCTGCCTGTATCTCATCCATAGGAAACTGCAATAGCAATCTTGTTTGTTCGACCGATGTAGATGATGCCTGACCATATATTGAAAATAGTTCCAAAATATCTGAGGCACCCATGTTTGCTTTTGTTGAACGTGCTGACAAGTTCTCTCTGAATGAGTTAGCAATTGTATTATCTTTTTCTGAATTGTATCTCTTTATAGTCATTAGCTTATTATCGTCCCTTTAATATCATCGATGTACTTAACTTCCCATATCGTATTTTCTGGGATGTAAATATAACTATTGTCTGGTGACGTATTTGATTTCACATTATATGAATAATCTGAATAATTGGTGCCTGTCAGGGAGGTGACCTTTACTCCATCTCTCGTTGAGATATTTGCCACTTCCGGAAGGCTCTGTATAATATTCATTATCTCTGAGATGTACAGCGGTTCTCCAATATCTGGTGGTATAGTTGAAATCTCTTCGAATACTCTTTTCTTAATGTTCGTCAATGCTGTCTGCTGGTTAACATTGTTCTTAAGTGATACCTTGAATTCTATTCCAAAGTTCAGTATATTTGCATCAAATATGTCAACACTATCAGAAATCATTCTCACAGAGTCAAGCCACGTTTTAATATTTTGTTTTAATATGGTTGTTGGAGCCTGTAATTTACCATCAGCGCCTTCGGCAATCAGGTAAGCGTTTAGATTTCTGCGTAAATCATTTGTATCCCTAACGATGGCAGCTCTCTTAATTGACCCGTAAATTGGAGGCATTGAGTAGATAGCTGCTATGTAATCTTGCTTAGTGACTGCTCTGCCTTGGGCACCATAAGTGCCTAGGTACCTTCTTCTCAGTTCTTCAGTGGTTGGAATAGAGATGTTGCCGTTTATTGGCTCTTCATTGAAAGCCTGAACATTGCTTCTTATAAAGCTCATCTTTACGTCACTAAGGTCTGATTCATTCTTAAAATAAATTATTGGCTCAGTTGCTTGTGTAACTGTCCCTACTGCAGCATTCGTGTTCGATGTTGTATTGCTTCTGTATCGTATCTCCAACGTTGTGTTCTGTGGTGCTACACCAAGCTTATTTGTTGATAGTAGTCTCGTCGGATCAACAGAAGGAGATGAGACATGATTCTTAGCAGAGAAGTTTAAAGCCACTTTACTTGGGTCTGCAACTGAACTAGTTCTCAAGTCTTCATCCGAGCCATGTCCAAAGACTAGAAATGTCTTGTTTAGGGATTTCTCGACCATAAATCTTCTAGGAACCGGACGAGCTTTCATCAAGGCAGATGTCAACTGCAACGATGCAGCAGTGGAATGGGCATCCTTTGGAATATTGATAGGCTGGTATATTGTATCCTGAGATAAGTGATCTACTTGGAAATACTCATTCTTATTTGCATCTTCAACTTTTAATATCTCTGTGATGTTTGCATCAGGGATTTCTATTTTCAAGAACTTCCTATACCCAGAAACATCAACTGAAAACGTTTTTTCCTCTCCTGAAATGACTGGCACCTTGGATTTAAAAACATAATAATCTATTTTTGAGCCGTCAGCGGTTGTGCTATAGCCGACAACCTGTGAGTTTTCTTCTGTGAATGTTACATCTTTTATTTGAGTGTATGTTGTACCGCCCTGTGATCTAAACTTTGAGCCTGCGCGAATGGTGACTTCATAGTCGGTATCCAAACTAACGCCTAGAGAATCTGCAGGTCGAAGTACCTGTACATCAATCTCTCCCACTCCGACTGGGTTGACAACTGGGTCAGCGCCCATGGACTGTATGTGCTGGATTAGAGTATCTGGATCTCTGGAAAATGCTGCGATGGCTTCATTAGCATTGTGATCTGAATAATAATGTAACTGATCTGCTACGTAAGATACTAGATCCATTGTCAATGACCCGAAAGAAGACTTTTTGAAATCCTTATAGGTGTCTGGATAATATCTTTTGATGTAGTTGACTAGCTCTTCTTTTATTTCTGGAAAAGAAGTCTTCGTATAATCTACCGGTTGGACTTTTTTATTTCTTTTTGTCATTTTCTATGTTCTCACCTCTTTAAGTTGTGCTCGCGAGAAGTTCTCCTCTGTATTCACTCATGTCTACCATTGATTTTGTCAACTGATCTAATTTTAAAACTATCTGATCGAAAGCTCCCAAGTCTGGGATTGCATATTTTATGGTTAAGGTTGTTGAAACGTTGTCTATATCTTCATCTGTTGAAACAAACTGAGCTTCCAGCAAAGTAATCCCCGGTAAATATTTGCTTAATTGTGTCTCTATTTTAGATTTAATTTTTGACATCTCCATTGATCCGTTCATCTCAAACAGGTAGGTTGCCAAGCCAACACCCAAGTCGGGGTTCATTGGCCATTCGCCCGGGATGGTCTGTAAAAGGATGACAAAATCCTGCTTTAAAGATTCTGTTATTCCAAAAACTGATGCGTATGGGCCGACGCTTTTGTCAATCCTTAGTGGCCACTTTGGTTGTATTTGATTATTTTTATTTAAAACTACCATTTAAAAACCTCAATATTAAATAGTGGCTTTGTTTAATATTTCATATTTAGCTTCTATTCTTCTTCTGTATCGTCAAAACTGCCAAAAGGAGATTCTTCAACGTCACTATTAGCACACAAATTGTTATTTATTTCTCTAGCCTGGCCGGAGCACTTGTTGTTCCTTTCTCTCTTTTCGCCCTTTAGTTCCGGTAACGTGAGAGCTATAGCTGTAAGTGGAGAAAGGGGATGACCATACCTTCCCTTGTTAAATGGCTTTGGCCAGCGCCCGGGCCAATCTTGACCTGATCCATCTCTACATGGAATACTAAAATTGAATGCTCCATCTGCAAGTGCGATTGGGCCCTTGTATATGTAACCTATTGTCCTATCTAGGGCTGTTTGAAGCGCTCGCCAGTTTTTACGAGAGAATGGATTTGTAGCCACCCTATATGCACCGACTGATATATCAACCGGAGCTGATGGTATTATCATCGCATATTTACTGTCTCTTTCTCCGTCTGGTTTGCCCATCAAGCCTGCTGTCATATCTTTCTCATCAATGGTTGGTCCCCATTGTACGCCCTTCCACCCCAAATTATCTATGTCGCAGTTTTCCCAGTGCATCTTCATTTCCTTGTATGCAGGATCAGCTGCTTCCGCAATGCCTCTAAAGAATAAAGAAGGAAATTCCTTAAACAATTGTTCCAAAGTATCACCGAGCTGATCAAGAAAATCCTTTGGATAAGGAAAATCAAAGCATTCCATTGCTTTAGGGTTTGAAGTAGTGTTATTTATTGTCTGCTTGAAGCTCTCACTTTGACTGAAGCTATCGAACAGTTGTGTTCTTTGGCGCCTTGTCATGCTAGACATGTTCACTAATGCTGCCAAGCTAGCTTTAGGTGTCTGCATAACCGTCGGCATCGAGCTGTATCCCGCGAGAGCTGATGTGACAAATGCTGTTGCCACTGCTTGAAACCTCTTTACCGGATAAATATATTCAAACACCTGCTTAGCTTCGTTCAGTTCTATCAACTGTTCTGCCATCCAAGGCTGCAACCTTTTATAATCATCTCTGAATGATGCCAAGTCTACACAATCGATCAGGCCTCCGGTCTTTGTAGAAAGCAGTTTTCTGTATTCAACAATAGGAACTGAAAGTGTTTTTTTGGTGCGATTGCTTGCATCTGATGCCATGACAAAACTTCTAAACTCTTCTGATATATCCTGATATATGCCTCTGGGTAGGCCTGTGGCTGTATCTAATACATGTTGTCTAAACTCTACTGCAAGGTTCCCACCTCGTGTCTCAGGATTATGGGGTATGAAAGAATTGGACACAAGTCTTGCAACCTGTGCTATTGTTGTCCTTTCCAAGAGACCTCTTACCACTCTGCCATTTACGAGTGCCGACCTTAGAAGTTCTGGTGACAAGAATTCTGGTGTTATTCCAGAGTAGCCTCCGAAGGCTGTATTCCAGATATCTCTGTGTGTATTTACTGTATTTACGTGGTCCTCTAGTATAACTCTTGTGACTTGTTCTCTTCTAGCTCTCAAGGCCGAGGAGCCGTATATTATTCTTGGTAGCATATAGTTATAGTTCAGCCCATCGTCATTTATGGCGTCATCCATTGAAAAATTAGTTAATTCAGATAGTTGCTCAAGGATCCACATGGCACTTTCAAAAGGCTCTCTGATGCCGAAGATTTCACCCATAAGAGTCTGATCTAATCTTGTTATAAAGTGCTCCATGCGACCTTGTGTAACTGACTGGCGATCTAGCGTTGTTGTATACTGGTCTAGATGCTCTGGTGTAGCCAATCCATCTACTGCTGCTGGTGCATGATCTCTAATCCTTTGAAGGGCCTCGCGATAATGGTCTCCATATTTAGCTACGACTGCTGGATGCATCCGGGCTTCAGCATCACCACTTTCAGGGCCCGTGTCGAGGAGTGCTTCAAGTATCAGATCGTTGTTGGCGAACCCTAATCCTGCTTCTCCTGGGAAATTGGGGCCTTCATTTCTACTCGGTTGCGCCAATGCGAATATGTGATATGCTAGATTAGTCTTCCTGATTATATCGCTTGGTGTAAGGCCATGGCGATCGATGTCCCTAACTAGTGTCTTTACATTCTCCCATGATACGTCACGGTCGAGGGGTCCGTCGGGTTGAGGTTCTGTGCCGCCAATATGCTGAACCTGGAGTGCGGACTGGCCAGGCCAACCCGCTTCTTGCGCCGGCGCATTAATATAAAATCTTCGATTTTCGAAGCGGCTTTGGCCGGGGATAATAGAGCGCTCGACGCGTATTCGCCGTACAAGCGTAAATATACCTGCTAGTTCTTGATCTAGTCCCGTTTGAACTAGTGCAGGAGCTGCAAATTCACCTCTTAGTAATCGCGATGCTAAATAATGAAGACAAGCAGCTGCCCAATCTTCCAAGTCTGCTTCTGGGATATTGTCAATATTTTCATATGGTCTTGCATCTAGTGTTTGCTTGATTGCCAAGCTTGCAAGAGTTGATGCAATGCCTGGGATGGAAGTAAAACCAACTAAAAACAATTTTTGCTCTGGCGTATACTGTCCTTTTTTTGCCTCCACCAGAAATCTTCGAAGAATTGATAACTTGTATGGAGCTTCCAGTATATAAGAATTGCCCTCTGATACTTCTGATTTCACATGAAACGATGCTTTGTTTAGCACCAAGTTACATAATCGATCAATTACATGAAACATGCTTTCCACAAACCTGTTAACAGTTGGGGCATCTTCAGCGAACTCTAAGAAGATAGGATCAAAGGATCCTAATCTATTTGGTGACCATGGGAATTCGTTGTTATCAAAAGAGAATGACCGGTCTCCTAGGCCATTAGTCACAAGTAGCATGAGATTTTCAATATTATCAGAAAAGAAAGTATCAACATTCATAACCGAAACGGGATCTAGATCTGGTACGTTTCCGTCATATGATATATCCAAGAACCTCTTCAAAGACGCTCCTATGAAATTAGATATTTCTGTATGACTAGGCATACCAGATGCGTAGAAGAGGCCTCCACCAGTGTTTCTGATTGGTGTGCTTTCAATTCTGTTATAATTTAAAATGGCACGACCGGTGCCGTCAGAGGACAGGCCTGGTGTTCCTTCCTCGTAAAAAACCCAGTCTTTAAGGTCTTTGTCGGTGTCGAAACCAGGAAGCCTTATATCAATATCGTCAGCTAGCTGATGCGGGATCCCTTCTTTTTCGATTTTCTTGACATCATCTTCGTCTGGATATAGAGTTACATATCCCGGCTGCAACTGTAAGTGCATCATGTTTATGCGGCCGGGTTCATAGTCAACCTCTCTCGTGGTTAAATCAATGCCCCGAGGATCGACGTCCCCTTCTCCCCAGGCATGCCACTTTTTCTTTGGTAGTACGCGTGCTGCCCACTCGATATTCTTTAATTTCCAGTAAGGCGGCATGGGGACGCCGCGAGGCACGTGTCCCTGAATTTCTATACCAAATATGCCTCCTCTAAAGCTTTGAGCCAATGGAAATTTCTGACGGCCAAAGACTCTTTTGTTGGCTCGCACGAGGACGTCACCACCGGCCTCGCCGCGGTCGAAATCATCGTCGAAGTCGCGCTCTCGAGCACTCGTCACAATCGCTTCTTCACCACCGGCACCAATTTCGGCACCAAATGTAGGAGTGATGGCTCCCCATAATGTGTCCTTTCTTCTGTTTTTCAAATACCACTGAAAAATGTTCTTAAGTGAGAATATTGTCTTATTGAAATTTTGATTATTCCCCTCTTCTTGGTTTGTTAATAGGGCATCGTGGGACAACTGGTAAAAATAATTGCAAGATTCATAGAAATGTAACTTATCTCTGAACGGATTTATTACTGGACGTTCCCACTGTCGCTGCAGGCGAATTTCGCGATGGGGATCTTCAGGGAAACGATTGATCATCAAATAACCCCTCGACTTAAAAAGCTTATCTAACTCTTCATCCGAGTTAAAAGGTTCCGTACCGACGGCTGCTAGGGGGCTCTCAGGGAAGCCCCCAACCTCGGCGGCGAAAACTCTTGAATATATTCTTTCGATTGAGCACCACTGAGGAGGTGTGTCTGCATTAATACTTGCCTGTCTCGTGACTGGCCAGCTTAAATGTGCTCTCGTAAAATCAGTTGTAAAGTCAGGAAAGTTTGGCATTTCCTCTCTTATTTCATCGATGGTTGCTGCTTGGTTTCCTATTCTTTCTCGTACTGCTGCGACAAATTCCACATACTCTTGTGCTATTTCTGTAATTGTAGCATTCAATGCGTTAATATGCCCTTGTCTAGTTGCTTCTCTTTCTTCGTTCGCTACATCTGATTCATGTAGATTTCTAATGTATTCAGGTGGCACCACCTTGCAGTACACCTCTTGAGGGTTCAATTCCCCTTTAGCATAAACTTGAGTTATAAGAACTCTCATAGGTATCTTGTAAAAATTAGGTGGCAACAAATTAGTGTTACTAAATTCTAACTCTCCTCTTGATAAAGAATCGCTTGGCAATTCGTGCATTATCTTTCTAGCGTCGTTAAGGAGTTCACTTAGATTTTCAGGCGCAACTAGATTTTCATCATATTCTTTGAAAGTACCTTTATGTCCGTTTACGGGGCCCTGCATCTGGGTAAGCCAAGGTCGAGTGGTCTCTTTATTATTAAATTTGTCAATACCCATTGGGCGAGCAAGAAAAACTTCTAACTCCCCACTATCCCTTCTTGTAAAGAACGTTCTGCCGTACTGTGTAAGTCTAGGATCTTTTGTGCCATAAGTTAAAGGGTTGCCATTTGCATCTTCCCCGCTGGTTCTGAGTACTGCATTTTCAAAACCCAAATTGCTTACTTGTAAGCTATCAATCACCACTTTAAGCTGTTCTTCAAACATCGCTTTAAGTGGTTGTGATGGTTCAAAGTTTAGCACTGCCGGATCAAATGTCTCACCTATAGAGAAAGATCCATGAAGGCCAGCTATTATTGAGGCCTCTCCAGTGAAAGTATACACTGACTCGACCCATGTTTCCTCATATGGGTCGCCATATAATTCTTTGGCGGCTTCGTATTCGGCCGCGTCCTCAAAAGTACCAATTGGATTCTTGAAGACTTCTGATGTTTGAACAGCTCTTGGGGCTGCCTGAAAATCTATTCTGTCCAGCTCTTCAGTCTCGATTTCGACATTTAGATCCTCTACCTTTTCAAAACCTCGCGAACGTGGAAAGTCAGCTGTAACTCCCACTTGTCTAGGTTTATTTTCGTAGGCTCGTGAGTTCGGGTCTATGTCGTACCCTACACCTTGTGCCTTGGCGCCGGCATCAAATTCAACTATTTCTGTAGCTTGTCCCAAGTTAGACATCAATTGTGATTGGAAAGTTTCGTCTGTCAAAGAGTTTTCTACTGTTATTCCGCTTGCTTGGATTTGAAGTATTTCTTCTCCATTAGTTGGTAAAATATGATACTTTGTATGTTCTCTCTGGAGAGAGACAAAGTTCTTAAAATTATTAAAATGTTGTATTGCCTCTGGTCTTTCGATGAAAGGTGATCCCATGAGTGTAAACGGGTTATCGTTCATATCTGCATGGTAACTTTCCAGCGAATTTACAATTTGGCCTGTCTCGAAAAGTCTGCCTGTATTATGTGATACAAAATCATGAGAAAAGTCGTACACTCTTCTAATTTTTTTTATAAATCTCGTTGGGGATCTTCTTATAGTCTCAGGGTATGCATTTGCTGCTTCTGTCAGTGTATTTCTGTTAAGGCCACCGGGGGCGTCTTCGGCATTGGGATCATAATGCATCAATCCTCGCATGTGTAGAAAAAACTTCTGCAAGTCATCGTCATCCCAAACACTATCCAAAGCATCGATAAAATCATCAATGTGATACAATTCGTGCTTAAGGTTTAGATCTTCACTCTCCTCAACTGTTGACCCTCTGGCATTTTCTGGCAATACGGGCGTTGCATTAATGCTGTAATCGGCCGGATTGGGAAAGCCACCGAGATTAGTAAAGCGCTCAAAAGAATCTCGAATACTTAGTCGCGATGGTGTTCTAATAAGCGGCGACACGTTTGTAAGAAGATCGTTATCAACTTCACCTCCATCATCGCGACCATTGACCAGTCGATCGACTATTTCGGCACCAGGTAAAACTAATGTTTCCAAGTGCGCCATTGGTCCAACAACTTCAATACAATGCTCTATGTGAAAAAACGGATTGTGACCTCCAAGAAGATCAGATGCAAGCTTTACTGGGTCTCTCAATTCATTGAAAGAATTTTCCACCTCAGTTATGTTATTTGGATCCAGCAATGGATGGTCCCAGTAGAATTTATCTGGAACTCCCTCTATTGCGACATCTACATCTTCTACCAAATTTCCTCGTTCGTCAACTCTTTGGCCTTCGTATCTTCGGTCGATGATGCGACCGGTGGCGGGGTCTCGTGCAACTCGCCCGGCGCCCTCTCGAATTCCTGCAGTGCCTCTGTTTGCAATATTTCTAGACACTTCTGTTTGAGGTACAAAGTATTTTATAAACCAATTATAATAATCTAAGTTTGCATCATTTTGAAAAAGCCTCTTAGATACTCCTTGGACCTTCACTACTTGTTTTTGTACCATATCTCTTAGTGCAAAAGCAGGCTGCTCAATTCCAGTAACTCGGGCAATAATATCTTCCCACTTGTCTGAAATGGATTCGTGTCGGTTAAGCTCTTGCTCTACATAACGCAAGATAAAATCTTGCATAAACGGTTCATCGGAAACAGATTCCACATCCCAAACTGAATAAGCTAGAGATCCCTTAAGGATCAGCTCAACAATACAAACGCGTATAAAACCTATCAAGCTCACATTTTGTATCGCTTTCTCAATAGGACTAGGATCGTCGAAATCTAAATTGTATGGTTCATTTTCTGGCTTCTGTAATTCTTTGTTTATTTGATTAGCCAATTCGTCTGTGATCATTTTTTCAAATGACAGTATACCAAACTGAGAGATATTGTATCTATTCTTGTAACAGTTTTCCTCTTTTGAGAAATATGCCTCTCCATTAACTCTGCTTCTTAGTTCTCGTGAGTAACCATCCTCATCATATATTCTAGAGTCTCTTAAAGAGAATAAAATCTGCTCAAAGATACCTTCAGCATAGTTTGTTCCTTCTGGGCCGTACAGATAGTCTCTTAAGAAGTTGTTCTGATATAAGTTCAACTCTCTTCTATGATCATTTATCTGCATATGTAGCGGCACTTCTTGTTCGCCGGGAAGCCTTTCATAGATAAAGTTGACCTTACTTATTACGCTGTCCCAAAACTTTCGTGCAAAAAGCTCTTTTCTTGTATATATGTTTGGAGGAATACCATCGACTGAACGTTCAAACATCTCTCTGTTCTCTGCCTGCTCTTCAGTGATTGTCTCTTCGTTGAGGCCAGGGCCAGGGATTGTGTCGCAATATTCAAATCTCTGATCTTGTAAGAATAGTGCACTGTCATTTATATCTACAATATAAGGGTCGAACTTGTTTGTGTTCGCTGTGCTCTCAAATTCATACAAACTTATATTGGTTCTGCCGGGGCCGCCATAGGGACCTATGTTCAGCTTTAAATTGAATGCTTGCTTGCCGGGGCGCCCTAGGGCGTCTTCAGCTGTGCCTTGCCAGGAGGGAGCACGGCCTTCGTCAAGTTCTACGTCTACGAGTTCTCCAAGCGGGTACCCTGCGCGGCCTCGCTCGCGTTCGTTTTCGTATGAAAAATTTAAATGATCCCTGAGAATTTTAAGATAAGCCTCTTCACTTACAGGTGTTGATATGTTTTGCAAATGAACTTGAAGCTCCATTTGCATATCCCTTAATCTTTCAGATATCTTTTCTCTAAGAAAGGACTTTACCCCCTCTTCTTCTGATACAACCTCATCAACTGTTGCTTGTTTAATTATTTTATAAGCGCCTATAAAATTAAAACCTGCCTCGTTTAATGGAGAATTAGCTGCTCCCAGGAGCCTCTTCAATTCTGGTCGCGGGCGTGCAGAGGGATTAGGAAAATTGGTCAGTACCCCATCTTCATTCATATAATAGTATGACGATTGAGAGAATCCTACAGGCTTTAAGAATAAGTTCTCCGGGGTTCGATTACCTCTAGTTTCTAATGTTACGGGACTGAATCTGTTGACTTCATTTTGAGGTACCCTACTTCTGTTGTTTTCAGGTCTACTGTATACTTTTACCGATTTATTTGACTTTCCGTTTGTGTCAAAGTACTCCTCCAGTTCGTAAACCTGATATAGAATACACAGTTGTTCTGTGAGTTGTTCTTCTGTTCTTGGGGTCTCAAGACCCAATGCAGTATACAATTTAAGGTTTTCTAGAATTGTTTGAACGATAATAGATGACTCCTGGTTATATTCAGGGTCCGTCGGCAACGGTAATCTATTAGATCGCAGATACAAAGCGGGTCCGAATTCAGATAAAGAACTTACATAGCCCATCTTTGCCGATTCAAATAAGCTGCGGGCAGTTCTATTGATCTGTTCAGATAGGACTTCTGGTAATTCACTGATCAGAGCTTCCGGGTTTCCGAACTCTAGGGTTGGAGGAAGCAAGCCTTCTAAACCAGATTCACCTAGGGCTTGAAAAGCTTCTGCCTCTCCCATCAAATTCTTTCTGGCCATGTCTACGGCTTGCTCTATCTCATCGTCCGTTGCGTCTGATGCCAGCATTCTTCTTCTGATTTGGTCCAAATAAGATGATGTTTCCTTACACGTGGCACTACCGATCACTGATGTTGACTGATTCAGGTTTTCGCAGAACTCATCTGGTAAAAATATTGATATTGTTTCAAAAAATGATCTTAAAGTTTCTTCTGTGTCGACCTCCTCAATTCCTAACCTAGTTGCGAGGCGCAATATCATATTCATAGTGGGAGCATCAATGGCACCGCCTTGAAGCACGCGACAAAGCTCCTCACCAGTCAGAAACATTGCCATCTCGTCTATGAGGTCTTTTGCCTTGTCTACGTTGTCTGGGCTTATTGATAGATCTGTTAATCCGTCTACTAATGCTCTTTGAATTTCTGGTGCCGCTTGTGAACCTGCGCCATATAGCTGATCTCTAAGTTGCTCTTGGCAAAATGGCACTGTTAATATATCTAATAATTTTTTAGCAAAAGCACAAAGAAACTGAGCTAGTATCTCGTCCCACTTTTTGTATAGCATCTCCACAAGACCAGCATACCAGCCAAATATTCTCAAATCTGGGTTCGGCGGCAACTTAAAGTTCGGTCTAGAGAAATTAACTGCTGGAAGCTTGATGCATTTCAGGTAATCACATAATAGTGAAGGGATAGAGAATTTGTTAGCAAACTGCTCGAAGAAATCACCGACCTGCTTACATTGATTGCCAAATACACTTAAGACTTCGTCACTTCCAAACTCTAACTTAAGGGCATTGCTTATAGTGTTTTTTTCTTTACTCTTTTTCCATCTATCAAATGGATCTGTTATCTCGTTCTTTACCCATTCGTTGATAGGATTAAACTCTTCTGGTATTTCCCCACTCAAGGACATGGTGTGCTTCATAATATAAGCGAGGCCTTTTTTACCTATACCCAAATCCTCACAAGCTCCGGCTGCATCGGAAAATAGTCCTGGTGGATCCACCATCTCAAACAACTGTGCCATATACCCAACTGTTCTAGGCTTACGAAATGCTGGCACTTCCTTTTCTAAATTCTTTATTTCTAGAAGCTTTCCGCCGGCCTTAAGAGATTTGACCACTAAGCCATCGTTGTTTTTAGACTGCTTGAATTCAAACTTTATTTCCGAAAGACTAGAAGATCCGAATGCTTTATCAAAATCTGATCCGAAGTTAAACTCTTTGTTTCTTTTTGTGATGAATTTTTTAAGTTGCCCTGGTATCTTCTGTAAGCTGGAAGCTTCCGAGTTTGCGTTAAAATCCGAAGGCTTAATCTTTATTTGCTTTTTCCTGCAGTTTTCAAATGCTTTCTTAAGGTTTTCGCCGGCTTTGCCTACCAGTTTCTCCAATTCAACGTAAGTTAGGGAGAGTTCAGTAAATTGAGAAAACTTCGGAGCGTCTGGAGAAACATCACTGTCTGGAGAGAAAAGTCCGGTAAATGAACTTATTGCTTGTGTTGTGAACTCGTAACTATCTGTTTCTAAATTTAGATTTGCGTTTCCGAAAACTCCTAGATCGATTGATGCATTTTCTAGAGATTGCTTATTGTTGTAGTTCTCTAGTGTTTTCTCTCTCAGGGTTCTTGCTATCTCTCTCTTTTTTTGAGAAGCTAGGGCTCTATATTCTTCGTATCTTCTTTTTCTATCATCCTCGCTAATGGGTGAACCATCACAAGATGCTATTATATTGACGGGCGGCTCAGGCTCTATGGCCTCTTGCTGTGGTGGCTCGTCCTCTAGCTGTAAATCTATACCGTCTACAATCGAATTAAACTTATCTCTATTTATAATAAATTTTGCTCTGTAGTTGTCTCCTGGTCTTAGAGACGGTGTTTTAAATTCCACAAATTTTATCATCGGCTCGGTGCCGACGTTTATTAATTCGCCATCTTCTGTGTATTCAATTTTTCTATAATCCTCTATAAAACTTCTGTTTATTTCATATTGTGAAACGATAGGTTCTGTGGTTAGAGAAAACTTCGTTGGTGCAGTGTAGATGCCTCTGTGCGATGGAGATGGCGTATCACCATATAGAGCTGAAAAACCTTCTTCCGTGGGGTTCAAGAACCATACTGTTGGCTTTCCGTAAAACTCCAATGCTTTTGTTAGTGCTTTGTCTTCCAGTTCTGCGATAGCCTCATTGTATGCCGATACTTGTGCTTCTGAAGACGTTTCATTAATAAACGGAGGTAAGTTCTCCAAAGTATAATCAGTGATATCAAACACACATATTCTTTTTTCATCTAGCGCAAACGGATCCGGATCTATCAGAGGATTAGGCTCAAAAGAACTTCTAAGACTATCTTTGTATCCTTGTGTGGATTTACTGAACAAACTAGTTTCTTTTGGCTGCTCCACTGAGACTTGTGCAAAAGCGGTGTATAGCGGGCTCTTGTATGTGTTTTCGCGACGCTTATAAACCAGCACCGCAAAGTGTGCAGGACTTACTACATAATTCTGGTATGATGAAAGGCCAAACTTTACTCTTTCTCTTATAGGTGCTTGCTCATTGTACTCTCTCAACAAACTCGAGCCTTTGGATTTATTCGCTCTATACGAGGAAAACAGTTCCCTTGGCTCTAAGATATCTGGGCTGTTTTCCAAGCGCTGCGTCAGAAGGCCTTCGACTAGAGCCTCGTATATACCTAATAAGACTACGTCTTTTATGTCGCCAGAGAACACTCGAGATTCGTGGTAGTATCCGGTCTCTCCTATTGCAGACCTAGGAAGCCAGCCGTGCAATACCGCTAGGGTTGCCTCACCTAAAACCCCAAACTCAAGCTCAAACATGCGAGTCAACAGATCAATTTGGGTTGACACATAGGAGTTGTTGGAATAGGTATCAGCCGATGCGACATCAAATGTTGGCACTCTTGGGATTGATCCACCTGAAGAGAGATAATCGAACTGTGCATCTGTTGCTTGGATTGATCCAAACGGGGGCCTCACTATACTAGCATCGGCTGGATGCATGTTTACTGTGATTTTTGAAAATAAGTAACTTAAAATGTAAAACTGGTTTTCAATTTGAAACCTTTTGAGATAAGACTGCATACTTGCGTCGAAAGTTGCAGCCTCAAGCTTGGAAATTTTTCTACCAGTAGTGCAGTCAAACCAGCCGTCTGGATCCTCTAATGAGGGGTTGTTATCCTGAGCTTCCACTAGAGAAGCATAATCTACGATTGCATTTAGGGCACGTTTGACCACTAGAATATCTCGGCCAATGTCTCCCAGTTTTCTGGTTCCAAAGTCTATTCTTTCACCAGTTTCGGGACTTACTATTTCTATCGTGTACAGTTTTGAACTCATAGCCTTTTCTAGTTCACAGTATTGTAATTACTGCATATATATTTTTCATTACTTTTCTCAAGATAAGTAGTGTGCTTGTTTAAATTATTTATCTCTGTCTTGAAAGCATCAAGTCGATTATTTAAGCCTTCAAGGACGGAAACGGCACCTGACCAGACCTCATGAGGATTAGGAACAGTTATCCCCGATGGGACCGGCATCAAGTGGAAAGACGTGGAAGTAATCCCATTGAATCTATTCTGCAAGTCAACAAAATGATCTAACCTCTGACTTACCTCGCTTATCAATTTAAGCATAGATTTCAAGCACTCTACTAGGTTGTCCCCTAGCACCATTGGTTGTTGTGGTATCTCTTCTCCTTCCAATGTTATGCCGTTTTCTGCTATCAGGTGTATGCCATTAGCTTGTCTAATCCTGTTGCCTTGTGAATTATAAGTCTCATCGGGACCACCCGTTACAATCTTTATATCCTGTCTGGCGTGCATTCTTAGTTTGTCTGCCTTGAGCATGATGCCACTTGTTGGCGACACTGCAGAGACAACCTCATCGGCGCCGGGTATTCTACGAGAGATGCTGAAATTTTCGTCTATCGTCGTCATTTGGCTGATATAAATTCTAGCCGCGTCCATTACCATGCCAGGATGCTTACCGCCTTCAAGCTCGACGTTTACCAAGTTTGGCGGAAAACTAGTGTTAAAGCAAGGCGCCAAGACAATAGGTTGTCCCGCTATAGATTCCAAAGGAAATGGTGCCATTCTACCAGCAACAATGTCTATTGAGCCGGCTCCCATATGATCTGATAAGCCTGAATTGTATTGTCTTTCCAGACTGCTCTTTGAGTATACTTGCCTGTTATCAGGTCCGTGGTCGCGACCAAAGACAATGCTAGTATTATTCATGCCTCCTACGAGTTTGTCGCCGGGGCGTAAAAAAGGAGACGGGTTTGGTTCTTTTAATTCGTAATCACCCTGGCCATCGTATGGCATAGCCTGACTGTTGGTTTGCCATGGTACATGATTCCTAGGCTTTCCCTTGATCATATTCTTGGAGGGTTCTTCATCAGTGCCATAACTCTGAGCCGATGCAGTACTTTCCTCGGTTTCGCTCTCTGGTTTCTCTGCTGCTGTCTGACGCTGCATCACTTGGTCAGGTCTAACTTTTTGTGGGTCGCCCAGTATATCATCTGGGTGATACGAACCTAGTAAACCTTCACCATATTGGGAATTCTTTATTGAGCGAGTGTATCTTTCTTTAAGATTGCTAAATGCTTCTGCTTCTGTTTTACCTTCTGTGACTGATGTGAAGGTCTCTCCATTTATCTCAACAGTGTATGTCGCTTTTATCCTGCCACTCTTTGTCTGTTCTGTGCAGAAAACTGGCTTTTTTGTTACTTTAATATTATTACGATTTGACATATTACTCTTCTCTTAATTCAAACTGGTGCGTTCTTAACTATTACGCCATACGAATAATCAAAATTATATGGGAACACTATCTCCACCATATCTTGCATTCTTATATTTCCCAGTGTCTTCTTCAGAGCATATGCTTTAGGGTACCTGTCGATCTGTTCAAGCTGAAGCTTTGTAAACACAGAAGGTTTTAGTTCAACTTCCTTAACCTTTTCACTTTCTTTTCCAGGCTTGGGCTTTTCTCTGAGTTTCTTTATTGCTTCGAAGAACTTGGGAGAATCAGGTTGAGGTAAACAAGCGCAAAGCTCCGGCACATAAACTCTAGCTTCAAAAACGAAACTGTTACCTGTCTGTGAAGACTTACCTGTTGTTGCATCAGATGTCCCTTTGAGGTATTCAACAAAGGTAGGATCATATTCTTTCGCAAATGTTTCGAACGGCACTATAGAAGTATAAACGACAAGACCCCTGAATTTTACATTGAAGTGAGGTTTGGAGTTATCTCCTCTTACCTCTTTATATAATACAGTGTTGAGAAGGTCTTTCGCGTTACCTGAAGCTGCGTGAAGTGCTGGTTTTTTTGCTGCTGGTACAGGTTGGATTAAGTTATCAAGAGTTGACATACTATTCCTCCGGCTTCTTATCTTCTTGCACTTCGTTTATTAAGTCAAAAAGTTCTTGCTTGTCTTCTTCAGTTATGTTTTGATTCACTGCACTGCTTTTCTGTAGTAGTGCTGCCAACTTAACTAGCTGCTCATTTGACCTTTGCAGTGTTTCCAGATATTTTGCTGCAACAAGTCCCACTTCGCGATGACGGTCATCACCGGACTGCATATATTTCATGAGGCTCATGAGCAGGGTTTTGGTCGCAGCTCTATCCTCGGTGATATTACTTGTTGCTTGTTCTATAAATTTTTCTACTTTCTTAGACATATAATAAATACTTTTTGCTAAAAAATATTCACTCTTTATCCCACTTACACTTGAAATTTCTATATCTTTCTCTTAGCTTGTTTAGGTTATTGACCACCTGTTTTGTGTTTAGCCCTGTCAATTCTCTTAGGTAAAGATAAACAGCTTTTTTATTAAAGATCTCAATATCATCTATATTGTGTAGTAGAATTCTTACTGCGTCAAGAACAGCCTTCTCGTTGCTTTTAAGATTTCCGGTGTCCCATTTATCCAAGTTCTCCATAAGAGTGTTCCAGAATTCAATCTCAATCCTCTGTGAGAGGTAAGATTCTCTTGGATCTGTGGTTCCCAGAATATCGGCTCCGCCGTTTTCAACAAGGTTCTCAAAAGATACCTCTTTTTTTATTTTCTTTGAATTTACTTTTACCTTGTGAATGAACCAATTCTTGGTAACAACAGAAAAATATGAGAAAGCTTTTGATCCCTTATCTGGATCATACTTGTTGAGTATTGTTGTCAACCAAACTTTACAGTCTTCTCTTAGGGAATCTATGTTTGGCAATATATTAAACTTATAAGTAAAGATTATTTTGTTTACCATTTCGCTGAAGGCTGGCTGTATCAACTCTTCATATAGTTTTGATCTTTCTTTATAGGATGTTGTTTTGCAGTAATCAATTATTGCCTGTTCATGCACTTTTGTAAAATACAGGTTCTTCGTACGCTTTCTTCTGCGCCGGCGGGGCTTTGGTTTTACTTGTTGGGCTGTTGACATGTTTTATTCTGCTTCCTCTTCTATTGGGTCTTCCGGTTCATCAAGTATGAAATAATCAAAATCATCGATTTTATTTATCATCTCTGTGCCATGATCTATCAATCTTTGTAGTGTTGGGTCGCCATAAAACATTTCCATTTCGTGTACAGACTTAACGTGAGATATATAATCTGATAATATTATTGAAAGATTATCTACGTCCTCTTCTTTGGTTCTTATAATCTTAATTAGCCACCTCGCGTAGATCAACAGGAACACGACGGCGACCAAACTTATAATCAAAAATGTTAACGTCATTTATCTACGTACTCCGTTTTAAGTTCCTGTCTTTGTTTTTTCAGGTCTTTTTTGGCTTCCACTATAAACTCATCAACCACCTTACCAACTGGCTGAGATGTGTTTTCCGAGACTTCTCTTTTTATAGTAAAGCTCGGAATCTTAGTTAGTGTCTCTTTTCTTCCACAGAGAATGCATTCACTTTGCTCAAAAAACATACCATGACTAACCTCAAACTGCTCATTGCATGCTGAGCAATCATATATGTATCTTGGCATATTAGTCCGAGCCCGTGGTTGTGTTGACCTCTTCTAGAATATGCTCTTCGTTGATTTCCATGTTGCTGATCTTAAAATTTGGTGGGTTCTTTACGATCAGCTCTCCAGATTTAGTACCCCATCGGGATGTGTTCCCACTCTTCGTGAACTCAAATGATTCTAAGACTGGTACAATATCTGTCTGTTCTAATAGGGACTTTTGCAGTGCCATCATAATAGCACCCATTGCTTGGTTGGATAACTTCATTCTATTTCTCCTTTTAGTGCTTTGAAGCACTCTTTTATTCCTTCTTGAATATCTATTCTAGCACTCCAGCCAAAGTTTTTAAATGCTTTTGTTTCCGCTTTTGTTATTAATACTTCTCCCGGGCGAGGTGGCTTCGTTTCAAAAGCGATATCTGGAAAGACGGAATTTACAATCTCTTTCATTTCGTTTAATGAAATGTTCGATCCTGTACCTACATCAAATACTGATCCTCGGATCTTATCGATCTCATCTATACAGAAGATGTTAGCTGATACCACATCTTCAACGTGGGCCATATCTCTTCTCTGAGAACCATCACCTGTTATAAAAGGCACCTTGTTATCTCTAATATACTGCATCCAGTTTGCGACTGCTGTTGCATAGGGTCCGTCGGCCTTTTGATCCCCTGAGTAGACATTAAAGTATCTCAAAGAAACTGTCTTTACATCATAGAGACTATCGTACATGACAGACTCTAATTCACCAACGTATTTAGACAGTGCGTAGGGACTAGTAGGGCCGTTTCCATTTCCCACAACTGATGAAGAACTTGAATAAACTAAAGGCGCGTTGAGGTGCTTTGCTAACTTAAGTGTTTTTGTAGTAGATATAATGTTATTTTTCATAACTTCTTCTGGGTTCAAGATACTGTATCCGACCCTAGGAATTGCTGCCAAGTGAAAAATGAACTCTGGTACAAACTCATAAAACTCAGTTGGAAAGCCCTCACAAATATCCTCACCCGGGAGTTCTTTTTCTCCTATGTCGCACCCTTTAAGATCTATGCCAGCTACTTCGTGGCCCAAATTTTTCAACTTCTTAAATAAGTGACTTCCGATATAGCCCTTGTGGCCCGTTACTAATATTCTCATTGTTTAAATCCAATCTAAGTTTATGTTGTCTAGTCCAAACTGCTCGATTTTTCTGCGGACTTCAGCTAGTCCGGCTCTGCAGGACGGAACTTTCTTTTCATGTGTCTCTACAAAGACATAAGGTATGTCAGAAACAGTACCACTATCTATCATCTTATTCAAAACCTTATCTTCTTCGCCCTCGATATCAATTTTGAGCACTTTTGGTGTTGATGGAAGCGCGCTAACAAAATCTGACAAGTCTATTATCTTAATTTCTGCATACTTTCCATCGTTTACGTTGTTTTTGTCCGCAACCATTGACGATCCAGTGGAATATTTAACGTGATCGGCCTCTGCGAGTTCATGAAAGAAGAGCTTTCCGTATCCGTCATGGTCAGAAACTGCTTCATTTATGCAAATTACGTTATCATTTTCCTTAAATCGCGTCGATAAGACCTCAAATGCGTAAGGATTTGGCTCAAAAGCGTACACTTTTGCACCCCTATTTACAAAATATTGCGTTACATCGCCCACATTTGCGCCACAATCGACGACAATATCGCCTTTATTTATCTGTATTTCGTCTAATTTATTCATTTCTGGACACCATTATGGCTCTTACAGCCTTTCCTCCATACACATCGTCGTGCAGTTTTGTACATATATCTATTGCGTGAGCGTTATCAACACCGGTATACAAGCTCCTAATCCAGCCATCTGAAGGCATTACTAAGTCAGGCGTATATCCTAGCCTTGAAAATGGTGCAAGATCTCGCTCAGGGGTAGCTATCAGTTTACTTATCTTAAACCCTATTTCCTCGTACTTGTGAAGAGTTTTTGCAAAATCGTTATCTTTATCATACATTTTTGCATGAACCTCTAAAAGAAAATGTGTCTCCCCTCTGTTCTTTTTGAAGTATTCATAAGCTCCATTAAAAACACTAACTTCATGGCCTTCTATATCCATTTTTATAAAATTAGGATATTTTCTATCTTTACAGTAAGTTGACAGAGAAAAGCAAGGAATAGTTTCTTGCCTGATGCTGTGCTTCGTTTTCTTGACACTGTTTAAATTTGGTTGGTTTGCTATCCAAAACGGGGATTCACCATCGTAATCCGTTATTAAACACCTAGTCGTTTCAATGAGAGAAGGGTCATCGTAATCATTTTCTTTGATATTTTTTGTTAGAATATCCAAATTGTGATTATCTGGTTCTATTGCATAAACGTATCCGGTTGGGCCGGCGTTTCTAAGCATAAACATGGTTGCATAACCTATGTTCGCACCAAGATCAATACAAACCATACCAGGTTTAATAGTGGTATCCAGGGTGTTCATGAAGATTCTTTCACGAGCAAATGAAAAATCTCTACCCTCTGTGGTTGCTGAATTTAGAACTCTGGATATTCCTCCGTCATTAACGTCCAAGTTCCATTTGAAGCCATCAACCTCTTTTTTAGTCATTGCCATATAGCTTTCTCTTTTCTTTCTCAACATACTCTATGTCTTCTTTAGACAATTCTGTTAAGTAACCTTTGACCAACCCCTTGCGTACTCGGCCTGGAGTGACCCCAAAATTTCCCTTATATTTACGAAGAAGATTTTCTCCTTCTCCGTTGTCGATCTTTTTCATGTTGTTGAACGACGAATACTCAACTGCTGTTTGGATTATACCCTCTTCACACTCTATGCCAACAAATGAGCACAACTCTTTTAGTGTCGCGACTGGATCCTGTTTTAGTTGCTCATATGTGATATGACAAAAGTCTTTGTATTTTTCGCCTAGATTAATCCAAGATTCATTAAACGAAAGTGCTGCGTTGATGCCATAGTCTTTATCTCTAAGAAATTCACTCACTGTTCCTGTATATGGGACACCCGATCGGGTGCTTGTACTTTTCTCTGAGAAATAAGAAACTGTAGCGTCCGCTTCATCTCTTCTAAGAAATATTACTTTTA